CCTCAACAGCCCGCAGAGATTTCATCCCCGCGGTGTGTTCCGCCCTCCCTCGTAGCGCCGTGTGAGGGATGTTTCCTCCGCCGGTCGCATAAGTGTCGTCTCGCGCGGGTCCCAGGTGCCAAAAAGGGCGGGGGCAGCTGCGTCAGCGCGTTCTACGCCAATCCCCCCAGGGGCACCCGTCTCCTGGCGATCACACTCTGCACGTGTGCAGTGGACCACGGTCGCCGGGGGCGGCACAACGGTGGAATCCAGGCCATAGATTGCCCCCGTTTGCTGGGCAAAACGCTGACGGCCGAGATGAATAATCCCCTCCGCATTCTTCGTCATCCACTCCTTTGTAGCGAACTGACGGCCGGCGGGGATGTTCTTAGAGCAGCGGTCCTGGTAGTCGGTCACCAGGCGACCGTCCGCCATTTGGGCAGCCCATCCAGGGAAGCGATTATCGGGGGTGGGGACAGTGCCAAGTTTCTGTCGCTGTTGGAGGTCAAAGGGGCTGGCGCCGGCGATGGCGGCGTAGAAGTTTGGTGCGGTGGGGAGGCGAAAGAGTTTTGCGTCCATAGTTCCTGCTGTATCCTCAGCTTATCAAGGAGCCATTCTAGGCTCGCCCTAGTTTTGTCCAAGATCCACAGGATAATCCCCATCAACAGCTGCTGCATCTGGGAATAGACTGTTTCGGATATCAGAGCCATCTACTCCTGTTTCACTCTCGCGATTCTGAAGGGGGGCGTTAGTGCGCAGGAGATTCAGAAGCTCCGTGCGGTTCATTGTCTTCTTCGCGCGGAGACCACGCTGCTCGGCGAGGGCAACGAGCTCCTGCTTCGTCATGGCATCAATATTAGGACCACGTTGCCCTGCGGCAGCAGATGCAGGGGCAGCCACTGCTGCGGGGGCCGCAGCATCCGCAACCAGTGCAGGCATCTGATCAGCTGCCCCCGCATCGGCGCTGGCCACGCGATTCATCTCCTCCAGGATATTCTCTACAGAGTTACCCTCCTCATTACCAGCGGAGCCGGTGGGGCCAGCGGCAGCCTCCTCATGTGCGGCGGCCAGGACGGAAGAATAGAAGTTCTCCTCGGGAATAGGCTCTGCATCAACTGGAGCACCCATAGCTCCGCCACCCCCAAGTGGTTGGCTGGGCCCAGAAATAGGAGCCGGGGCAGGCATGAGACCCTCCGTCATGATTGTATCCATCGCCATTTTTACATCCACCAGAATGGATTCCACCATCATCAGCTTCTTCTCAAAATGAGACTGACGGATATACACATAAAAGCACGCGGCGCTGCAGATGATGAGTGTTACCACGGCAATAAGGATAGACTCAATCGCCATTATTCTCTTCGGGCGGGAGAGTTTGGACGGCGGGCCCTGGCCGCGCGGGAGACACCTTCACCTTCCCTTCAGAAAGGCCGAACCGATTCCAGACTTTCTCTACGCTACTGACACGACAAATACCGGGCTCCACGCGATAAGAGAAACGGATTTCTCCGCTGTCCTCCTGTTCCGCCTTGCAACAGATTGGTAGAACGTTCGCAGGCGCAGATTCAATCAAACTGAAGACGTGGGTGCTGACGATACTGAACGTATTAGTCTTGCCCCAGACTGATTTCAAGAATCGCTCCGCAGTCCGGATTCCATCGGGAGGGTTCGTGCTGTGAAAGAGTTCGTCAAAGAGGAGAAGGCCTGGTCCGTGGGGACTGGGGGCGATGGAAATACAGTCTGCGGCGAATTTCACTTCGGTTTCAAACATGGAAAGGCTCCCAGGAGTATCGCGGAGCTGGAGGCCGGATGCAATCCAACTCAGCAGAGGAATCTGCGCCTCCTGGGCGGGAGCAACCCCGTAGGTGTGGCCAAGCAGGACGGTTTGCAAAATGCTCCGCAGGAAAGAGGATTTTCCTCCGCCGTTGGGGCCGGTCAGGACGGCGTGGGGAGTCGCACCGAGGCCCAGGTCCACGGAGGAAGGCTGGCCCATACCATTCAGAGAAATATCTATCACCCCCTCCACTCGGAACTCATCCTCCGTGAATCGCACAGGCTGCAGCACATCCTTTTCAGCTATCCGCCAGAGCACCTCCAGACGAGCCAGGTCGCGCAGCACAATACGCAGTCGTTCAGGCTGCTCCTTCACAAGCATGAAGGCCGCGCGAGAATCAAGGCTGGAGAGTTCATGCAACGTGAAACTGAGTTTCGTATGTCCACCGTTCAGTTCTCCAAGATCTTCACGGAACATCTGCACAAGTTGGCCAAGGCGAACGAGCTGTTTTCCAACACCGTAAAAGACCTTATCAGTCTTATACAGGTGCATGGCGTTTTGAATCGGTTGCACGAGGCTCTGCAAAAAGGAGAATCCGAAGAGGATAATCTGGAACACGGATCGACCGGACCACAAGGATGAGATCCCCTTTTCAGGATTGAAGAGATTGCCAGACCAGAGACTCTGAAGAATATGCGAATACTGTTCCTGGTCGATTGGCAGGGCATACACGAACTTCAGAAGGATGTAGGGAATAATCCAGGCAAGCAGGGGGGTGATCACCGTCATTACGGGCACGGCCCACACTTTAAAGAATGCGATAATGGCCACTGCAAACGGCACGTGATTTACAGGGCGAAGAAGTTCATGCTGAAAAGAGAGTTGAGCGATGGCATCCTCCTCCAGGGCCTCCTTGTCTTTTGAGCTGGCTTCAAAGAAGGGGGCAATCTCGCGCTCAATCTCTGCAGCCTCTTCAAAGTAGGAATACCAATTGAGGCGGGGCTGTTCTCGGAGAGCCATGATAGTGCCTCGGCGGCGCATAAGAAGGGACTTATTCGTGCGATTAGAAAGGGCGAGGGATCGCTGGAGTTCGGCGGAGGAATGCTGCAGTTTACAGCCGAGCCAGGCACCTGCTTTTTGGAGATTTGCATGTTGGACCATCGTGTGACCAGATTGGATAGACTGTTTCAGGCTTGTCGTAGATTCGGCCATTCTGAAAAGGGGGAAGAGCAGGCAAGGGGCGGAGAACACGCGGGGTGGTCCAGCTAAAATTGCGTATCCTGCGGGAAATGCCTAAGGGTATCATCCAATCTCTAAATATGTCCACGGCTGCAGTGGTTCCTTCTTCTATGTCCCAGGTCCAAGCCCTCTTGAGTTTGCAGGGAAAGGTTGGCCGGCCTTCTCAGCAGATTTGCACAACCATTGCAAACCTGCGAGACCTCTGTGAACTTCAGGCAAGTGGGGTTGGCATTGATTGGCGTCGTGGGGCTGGCGGGGGTGGAGGAGGGTCTGAAGGTGGCGGCCGCCCGGCCTTTCGTAACGGGGGAGGTGGTCACGGAGGTGGCTTCAATCTTCCCCGCATCACGTCTCAACGGTCCTATGGTTCCATGAGTGCGGCCAGTGGGCCTGGCACTCCTGGTGGAGGACATTCTACGCCTTCCACTCCCAGTTCTGGACGGTATCAGTCTATGTTCAAGAATACTGCACAACCAGTGGAGGATAAAATCCTGAATAACATCATTCTTTCCAAGCTGAATAAGTTCAGTGGAAACACGTACAACGAGATTCGCGACTTCCTCTATCAGATCCTCGGTTCTGGGGAGCCCGATCTCGTAGATATGATTCGCCATTTCATGCTGATGGTCTTCAAAAAGGCAGCTTCAGAGGAGACCTTCTGCCCCCTGTATGCGAAACTCCTGAGCGAGATTTCGGAGCGCTACAAGGTGATTTTGGAGGAAATGAAGAAGCTTCAGGCAAACTACATGGAAATCTTTGAAGACGTTGAGGAAGTTGCTGCCGGCGGCGATGACTATGACAAGTTCGTGGAGAAAAACAAAGAGAAGCAATATCGCCAGGGCTATAGTCAGTTTCTGGCCGAGTGTGCGGCCCTGGAAATCCTGGACATCTCCAATCTGGAAATGACATTTCGTCGCCTGTTTGAGTTGATTCTCAAGTACGGAAAAGTGGATGACAAGAAGGCACTTGTAGAAGAATACGCCGATTGCCTTGTGCGTATGTCAAAGGTCTTGAAGAAGAAGTCATCCCCGTTCTTTATCGGGGCACGGAAGTCACTCTATGATGTTTCCATGCCGAGTATCAATGAGCTCATTAAGAATAAAGAAAACTATATGAGTATGTCCCCCAAGGCACGATTCATCCTGATGGACGTGAAAGATAATCTAAGCTAATGTGTAGAAAATGGCACGCCGTGGAACTCGTAAGAGTGGTCTTGTAACTCGCCTGTGGTCTCCGTTCCGCCACCTTTTTATGGCTACAGGAGAGTCTGCTCAAATGGTGGGCACGAAGGCTGGAAAGATTGCCAAGCTGGGGCTCAACACTGGAGAGGGGGTTGTGAGCAAGTTTGCAAAGCACACCAACCAGGCTGTGCGCAACCTCACTCGTCGCCGTGGCCGCCGTGGCAGCCGTCGCAGCCGCCGCGCGTAAAAATTGTGCTACCGGCTACCCCCTAGGGGAAGGTTACAAGTGTATATCGCGAACTAGAATGCCCCGTGCAACTGCAACCTCTCCTAAGCCCTCTGCCTCCGCAAAGAAGGAGTCTGGCGATGCGAGCAAGAAACCTGCTCCCGATCGCAAGAAGCCGAATACGAAGCGTCGTGGGGGTGGTCGTGGGGGAGGAGACGACGACAGCGTTGATAGTCGTGGAAATCTCCGCGACTTTATTGCCTATTCAGAGGAGGAGCATATGGCATCGTCTGATGAGGAGAGTTTCCACACGGAGGATGAGACCAGTAGTGGAGGGCTCACGCCTGAACAGCGTCAGGAGGTGCGCCGATCTGCGCGGAAGGCTGCTGTAAAGGCACGTGAGCGGATCCGCCGAAAGCTCGGCGGGGCGCATCCTATTGGGCGCTCGGCCAGCTCAGATACTCTCACTAGCGCAGCATCAGGAACCTCAGCGGCATCTGTAGCGGAGGAGGAAGTGACAGAGAAGCCGAAGCTCCGAATTCGGCCTGTGGCTATTCCTGCAAAGCGCAAGGCAGGTGTTGTAGAGTCAGATTCCTCCTCTTCAGAGAATGAGGACGAGGACGAGGATGTGGAGGTCGTAAAGCCTCGCCGCGGCTTCTATCCCCGCAGTCGTCGTGCACCTAGTCCTATTGAGGAAGAGGAGGATGAGTCTGAAGAGGAGGAGTCTGAGGAATCTGAAGAGGAGAAGCCCCGCCGCCGCGGAGGGCGTGACCGTCATCGTCGTGAGCGTGAGCGCGCTCGTCGCGCCCGCCGCGAGGAAGAGTCTGAAGAGGAAGAGTCCGACGATGAAGATGAGTATGACTCCGAAGAGGATGAGGACTACGACGATGAAGAGGGGGGTGCACCCACCGGCCTCATCATCTCTATCGGTGGGGGAGGGGGTGACGAGGTGGATGATCGCATGATCCCCAAGCGTCACAATATGAAGAAGGAATCGGCCGAGGTAAAGAAGTTCGTTAAGCTCGTCACGGAGCCGCATGAAGAGGGCGGGATTGACGATCAGATTGACGAGTTCAAGGCCCTCAGCAAAGAGAAGCAGGCGGAGCTCCTCAATGTTCTTGATCGCAAGCCTGGCACGGATCCCACGAAGCAGTCCATGATGTTCCGCATTCTTACTATGAAGCTCCCTGCCGAGACACAGGCGATGGTCCTCTCCAAGTACAACTCACTCCAGGCCATGGATCCTGGAGCGGGTGAGTATTATAAGCAGCGGGCCTGGCTTGAGAAACTCACGTCTCTCCCTCTTGGGGTGTATCGCGACATTCCCGCACGGATTGAGGATGGGCCGGCGATTTGCGGTGCCTTCATGGAGCGGGCTCGCAAGTGCCTCGCCGATGCCATTTACGGACAGGAAGAGGCAAAGATCCAGGTGCTCCAGTTCATCGCCAGCAAGATTGCCAATCCTGCCGCGCGAGGCCTCTCCCTCCTTCTCTCTGGCCCCCCTGGTATTGGAAAAACAAGTCTTATCAAGAATGGTATCGCGAAGGCGCTAGACTGGCCTTTCCAGTTCATCTCCCTCGGTGGTGATTCCGATTCCAGTACCTATGTGGGGCACCAGGTCGTCTATGAAGGCTCCCACTGCGGCAAGATCGCCAACTCCCTCGTCGCCGCGAAGTCCATGTCCATGATTCTCATGTTTGATGAGCTGGACAAGATTTCCGCCACTCCAAAGGGTGAGGAAGTGCAGAATCTCCTTGTGCATCTCACGGATCCTGTCCAGAACGGGGATTTCGAGGACAAGTACCTCAGTGGCATCCCACTTGACCTCAGCAAGGTGCTCTTCACCTTCTCCGCGAATGATCTTGGCAAGGTGGATCGTGTGCTCATGGACCGCATGGTGGTCATTCGCCTCAAGGGCTATAGCGACAAGGAGAAACTCGCCATTGCAGGCAACTTCCTCCTCCCCGCGGCTCTCAAGGAGGTGAAGCTGGATGAGAAGGTGGCCATCGGCCCCGATGTCCTTGAGCACATTCTCAAGGAGTATGCGCGCGAGGAGGATGGTGTGCGCGAACTCAAGCGCTGTATTGAGGCTGTCGTGCAGAAGATTAACATGCTGCGCATCTTCAACACGAAGGACCTACCCTTCCACATTCCCGATTTCCAGCTTCCTTTCGTTGTGAAGAAGTCGCACGTGGACCTCTTCCTCAAGAAGAAGGAGGATAAGATTGATCCCAGCATTGCGCATCTGTATATCTAATCTCTACAGGTTTACCATCTAGTAGCTATGAAGCTACTCGCCGCACGCGAAACTAGGTATTGCCACTTCCGCCTATGTAGCTGAAAAGATTGGCAAAATCAAGGAACAGCCCTAGACTCTCCCGTGGATAGTCTGGAGCGAGTCCCGCCTTTTTTGCCACGCGGCAACCGGTCGCGCCGGCCTTCAACACCTGTACATCGTAGGCTGTGAAAGCTGCAAAGATGGCTACACCGAGGGCACGAATCCAGTCAAGGGCCCGCCCCTTTTCAGCTGGCGTGGCGAGCAGGACAATCAGAATCTGAACAAGAATGAGGCCAAGGAGCCCCGCGAGAAGATAGGGACCGAAGCCAAGCAGGTTCTGGCGGTCATAGAATCCCACGGCCATCATGCCGACGAACACTCCCGTTGTGAGGGCCAGAATACGCGCCAAGGCCTTCGTATCCTGTAGCCTGGCCACGAGGGGCTTCAGGGTCTGACCAATCATGACTGCAAACCCAGCAAAGGCCGCGTATTTCATCGGGCTTCCGGGGCGAGTTAGGAATACTGCAAAGAGGAGGGTGAACATGATTCCAACGCTGAGCAGGGTGCCAACCAACTTGGAATCCACGGCGCGCTCCAGTTGGGCGTTCGTGTCCAGAAACTCTGCGCTCGCTGCCGCGACGGCCATGGCGCCACCGAGATGGGCAAATACTTTCCCGAAGTAGTTATCGCATGTGGGGCCGTTGCGTAGTGGTGCCATCCTTTTTAGTAGGTGTTGCTATTTGTTGCTGAAGGGCAGCCTCCGTGGGGACAGGCCCGCTCCAGCGGGCATCCTGCGCGCTGCGTTCGGCCTGCATCGCCGCCAGACGTGCAGCCATCTCCTTTGCAGCAGGTGTATCAGCAGGGCGTTCACAGGCCGTGCCGGTACCCCAACGACGCAATGCACAGGCACTCATTCTCTACTCTCTAGAATAGAAACGACGCACCCAATGACATTCGCGATGACAGACCCTCAGGCAATGTATTACTCCAAAAAGGTCTATATGATCATTATGTTCTTGGTGTTCATGGGGTCCATTAACTGGCTCTCTATTGGCCTCCTTGGGCAGGATCTTGTGCGCCTGGCCCTTCCGCCCCGGTATGCACGTTGGGTGTATGTGGTGATTGGCCTCGCCGCCGTGGGCCTTCTCTTCCGTCGCGACGTTTACCTCCCTTTCCTGGGCGAGACCCTGGTGCCTGCAGGAGCCCTGGCGGAGAAGACTCCCCAGAACGCGAATGATCAGGTGACTGTCACTACCAAGCCTGGGGCGAAGGTCTTGTACTGGGCCGCGGAGCCAAATCCTACCCAGGGCAAGGAGCTCCCCACGTGGGACGTCGCGTACGCCGGTTACGAGAACTCTGGAGTAGTGACTGCGGACTCGGCCGGCAAGGCGATTCTCCGCGTTCGCGGACCTCCCCAGGCTTACAAGGTGCCCATGAAGGGAGCCCTGCAGCCCCACGTGCATTTCCGCGTGTGCGAGGCGAATGGCTTTATGGGTCGCGTGCAGACTCTTTTTATGCGCGATGGGGCTGTAGAGGGGATGGCAGATTTGCTATAAAATAGTCAAATACTCTAGAAAGAGCTTAACAATGGCTCATACACGTAAAAGGAGTGGTAAAAACCAACGTGGTGGTTCGGATGATATCGTGATTCCTCGATACACGTCTCGGCCCGCGCGCATTGAGTGGATTACTACAACCTATCCTCTTGGAAATGTTGTAATCAATGCAATAAAAGAGATCAACTGGGACTCCTATAAATATGAAGGAGATGGATATGGTGAAATTCATAATGAATCAGAAATTATGGGGGGTCAACCAACTATCCACCCTGTTACTGGACAAATGGTTGCCACATGTCCAAAAATACCATACTGTATCATAGGTGGAGCAGCCTGCGAACTATGGAATAAGAACTTTCCTAAGGTTGCAGACCTACATAAAACGACAGAGCCAACTGCTGATATTGATATAACAGTAAGCAAACTTGATTGTACCTTTACGAAAGAATCACAGCGCGACATAGCACAAAAACTATTCGGAAAAGATGATTTAGGTACCGACGTTAATCTTTTTATTCTTAAAGATGATACATATACAAGTCAATACGACCATTTTACAAGATGGCTATATGAAGAAGCGAAAAAGGTTGCTAGAACAATTCAGTTTGCATTCCCTGACACATTGTTTGAGGCACCTCATAAACGAGAGATGAGTGAGACGCGTATATCAGATTTAAGTGAAACAATTGGGCCAATTCTTGTGTCAAGGGTCATTACAGAAAATAAAGAGATGATTAAGATACAGTTATCTACGAAATTAGCAAAAGGAACAAAACATGCTGACCATTTTGTAGAGTTTATAATTATTACTGACCCTACCTATTACATGGCAGGTGACCCTAGCAACGGTGATTTTGCTAGGACAGCATTGAAATTTGATAATGTCTTTATAAAGGACCCATTTTTTTTATTAAATAGCCAAATTGAGGCAATCGAAGGAAGAAAAGAGGCAGACGACACAATACGATATAAATTATTAAATCATTATGGACGTGTATTATATTTAGCAAAGCTGTGTAAATATACTGCAGCAAATACATCAATCATTAAAACGCGCTTCTCGTTAATTGAATATAACTTTAAAGGCTTGTTAAAGCCAGTTCTAGATGGACTCTTTGCATCAAATCCATCCGCTTGTTCACCCAAGTTTGGTTGTTCCGCTGCGGAGTATCTAGCACCACTGTGCGATATTCATGCTTTTAAATCTCGGTGTGCAAAGCCAGATATTCAGGCCATTTTACACCCTGCTTCTGCAGTGAAGGCTAACTCTCCCGTAAAGGCGGCTTCTCCAGTGTCACGCAGCAAAACTCTTAAAAAGAGTCTGGCTCAATGGTGGCAAATATCTACACTTACAAGTTGGTTCAGACGTTGGAAGCGAGCTCCATAAAGTTTGATAGCCTTCAGAGGTCTAAGGCCCATGCCCCTCTTTAGAGGAGAATAATTATGTTGCCAACGAGCACCGACTTTCTGGCTCATTTGCAGCAAACGAACCTGGCTCGCCTTCGCAGAGAGGGTACAGCGATTAACTGGGACGAGTTTGTCGGCCCTGCGGGGAAGGAGCATTATAAGCTCCTGTCCTGGCTTGCCGCCCAATACGATGGCCGCGATATCTTTGATATTGGCACGCATCGTGGCGCCTCTGCCCTCGCCCTTGCGAGCGGGAGCCCCACAAATAACATCTACTCCTTTGACCTTGAGCACAAATATCCGCTGGCGGATGTTGCAAATATCTCCTATCACCTGGACAATCTGATGACGGAAGAGGGAAGGGCGGCAGGAGGTTGGGTGGGTCGCCTCCTCGGTTCCGCTTTCATCTTTCTGGATATTGATCCGCACGAGGGCAGCCAGGAGCGCGAGTTCCTGTTCTGGCTCCGCGACAAGGGTTACAAGGGATTTATTCTCTGCGATGACATCTGGTACTTCAAAGGAATGCGGGACAACTTCTGGTATCATTTTCCTGCCGCTGAAAAGGTGGATGTGACGGGGATTGGTCACTGGTCTGGAACGGGCATTGTCCGCTTTGCCTCCGCTGGTGCGGAGACGCTGGCGCTGTGGCCCGCGGCGGCCTCCGTGCAGCCGACAAACTGGACGGTGGTAACCGCGTATTTTGATCTCACGAAAATGCCTGACGCCTCCATCTCTATTAAGTCTCGTCCCGCGGAGCATTATTTGGCCGCCGCGAAGGCCACCATGTCCACGGAGCAGAATCTGGTGGTGTTCTGCGAGCCTGGGTCCGTGGAGGCCCTGCGGGCCATGCGCCCCGCCTGGCTCGCGGAGAAAACCAAGTTCGTGCCGATGTCCTTTGAAGAGTTCCCGTTGACGCAGTTTCGCGCCAAGATTCAGCAGAATCGTCGCGAGAAGCCCTATGCGTTTGATGATCGCAATACGGCGTCCTATTATCTCCTCTGCATGGCCCGTTATGCTATGCTCAAGCAGGTGATTGCAGAGAATCCGTTCGGCTCCACGCATTTTTCCTGGCTGAATATCTGTATTGAACGGATGGGCTGGCGCAATCTGCCGGCGTTGGATGAAATCTGGCGCGCGCAGCGCGAGAAATTCAGCACGTGCTGGATTGATTATCAGCCTGAGCCTCTTGTGCGAAACCTGCCTGAGTATTTCAAGTGGGGACGCTGTGGCATGTGCTCAGGGTTCTTTACAGGAAATGCGCAATACATGAAGGCTTTCTGTGATGCCATGGAGGATAAATTCATGATCGCCCTGGAGGCTGGTTATGGGCATGCGGACGAACAGCTCTTCAGTATGGTCTATTTTGACCAGCCTGGCCTCTTTGACAACTACGTGGGTGATTACCAGGAGATGATCACGAACTATGTGGAGCCTCGCGATCGTCCCTACCAGCCTGTGCGGAATGTGGCGCGTAATGCAATGGCGCACGGCAACTTTGCTGTCTGCGAATGGGCGTGTGCTGCCGTGTGGACTGCATGGAAAAAGGGGGGGGCTGCCCTGGACGACGGGCAGCTGAAGGAGTTGATTACGCTGTATAGGAGTGCACGCCAGGCGCAAGGGAAGGGTGCGACGCTGCCCTAGGCGGCTTTGTGCGGGCTACGCCCGCTCGGCGCCCAAAGCCATGCGGGCTACGCCCGCTCGAAGAAGAGCATGTAGGTAGAATCTCCAAAGTGGGGTTGACCACTCGTGATCTCGCCTACGCCTTCATCATCATACATATGCCATATATCCGCCTGCGCATGACGGCACTGTGCCGTATAGTGCCCACCTCTTGAGCTTCCATGGTGATCCACAATGCCTCGTAGGGTATAGTGGGTCGCGCCATTCCGCTCAGGGGAATCCTGAGAGAAATAGGGGGTGAAGGCAATCGCAAGACGCGGTGATCCCTCTGAAGGTACGAGGGGGGCAATCCGTGTATGAATCTTCCGCCCATCGGGCGTGAAGCGCTTGATTACGAGAATAAGAGTCTGAGGAAGGCGCCAGACTCGCATAAACCGCTTGGCCTCTGTGCGCTGGGGGCATTTGTCGCACTGGTATCCCTCAATCGTTTCGGGCGCCATTTCCTCCTGGAGCATGGACTCCAGGGTGGGCGGGTCCTGTCCGAGTCCGCCGGCGGGCACAGGAATCTTAAGAGAGTTGAAACTCTCCCACCGATGGGAGACATTGCCACATGCCTGACAGACAGTTTGCCAGTGGACGAGTCCAAAGAAGAGATCCACAAAGGGACTGTATTCTTTGCTAAATTCACGCTGCCAGGCAGCAAGTGCGCCATGCACGAGATGGTCCTGAGGCGTCACAGGAGGCGGTCGCACGATTCGCATATCCACCTCTTGAGCAGTGGCCTCATGAATAGATTCCAGGAGAAAGAGGAAGAATTCATGGCTGTCATGAGGGGCCTTTGAAGCTAGGTGCTCATACATGGTATCCTCAACAAGGGGGGGCACCCGTTTCCAGAACTCTCCAGGTCGAACGGATTGCCCCCTCTCGCATTTCCAGAGCATTTGCACGATTTCTGCAAAGGACGTGGTGAAGGACTGCTGCGCCTCGCGACGAGGCTTGACAGAATCGCCGCGGGAAAAGAGAGTATCAAACCTGTCCTTTTCTAGAATCCAGCGAAAGCGAGGGATCTGACGCAGGACTTGAATAACCGCATTCGCGTAGCAGGTAAGGCCCATATTGACAATTCCCCCAAGGCCGCTTGCGCTATTCTCCATCTTCTCTTGAGACGGCTGCATAAGGGGGTGTATGGTGGCCCTTGGGTAAAATTGCGGGCTTCAATTTCAACATAGCCAGCTATCAGTTTCAGTCGTGCCGTTCAGTATGAATCACTACCATACCTACTACAACTCTCCCCTCCTGGACGAGCTCCATAACTACTTTCCAGCGATTCTCTATGAGCCAACGCGATTTCACAGCGTAGCAAGCCTCCTCGCCTATATTCAGGTAAAGATGCGGGAACGGTTTGACCTGTTCTCTAGAGCACAACAGGTCTATCGGCAATCAGCAGACTACACTCTGCAACCCCCCACGCGTGGATATCCACCTGTTGGTCCCCAGCCGGTCATGCGCCAGCCACCCAGGCCGCGACAAACGGAAGAGGTTAATATCACTATGGAAACAGTCGATGGAGCTGGGATTCATATTCTCAATGCTCTCTTGGGGATGGATAGGGGGGACGGGGGGCTTGAACGGGCCCTCACGGCTAGACGTGCGGCGGGAGGCGGTGGTGCGGCAGGGGCGGGGGCAAATGAGATACTCGCTCTGTTCAATCTCTTGAACCCCACCCTTCTGGCTCCGCGCCCTGCAGTTGCGGCAATGGAACCTGTGATTGTGATCCCTACTGCTGCCCAGATTGACGCGGGGACAACACTTGAAATCTTAGATGCAGAAGAAGAGGTGTGTGCGATTTGCCAGGATGCCATGCATGCTGCAGAGGAAGTGCGGGCAATCAATGCATGTGACCATCGCTTTCATCGCACCTGTATTGATACATGGTTCCAGCGAAATGTGCGCTGTCCCGTCTGCCGCCACGATATTCGTGAACCGGCGGCTGAGGAGTCTGAAGAGGATGGAGTAGATTCTGAGTAAATGCCTAAAGAGGGTCTCTTCTTATAGACTAGTTCCATAGAATGCCCGCTAACTACAAATCCAAGAATGTGACTGCAGATTGCCCTCGCATCCCCTATGCGGCCGGCCTTGAAGCTACACAGGGTAGCGCTGTCCCCATGACCTACAGCACTGTGTCATTCACATCTAAGCGTCAATACGCCGATGATAGTGAGGGATGGACGACTGTAAAGAGGGTGGGTAAACGCAAACAGCGCCATGTTCATGCTACGGAGTATTACATGTATTAATCCCCAACGATTATAAACCTATCTTTTTCATTGCCTGTGGCAAATAAAAAGATGTGTTTTTTACTGCTGTCGCCTCCCTAACGCTCTACTTCAGGTTGGCGCTGTCGCCTCCCTAACGCTCTACTTCAGGTTGGCGAGATCATTAGGGAGTACCTCCATCTTAATCTTGAAGAAGGACTCAATCTCACCGAGCACACGTTTGTCTTCAGGGGAGATAAGATTGATGGTGATACCTTTGCGGCCAAAGCGGCCTGCACGACCAATACGGTGAATATAGTTCGCACGATCTGTGGGGAGCTCAAAGTTAATCACGAGACTTACTTGCTGAACATCAATACCGCGAGCAAGCATATCCGTCGCAATCAGTACGCGCACATTCCCTTTACGGAAATCGGCCATGCGGCGTTTACGTTCCTCCACATCCATTTCACCGTGGATGAAGGAGAGGGGAAATCCTTGGCCAGACATCTTCTCGGCGAGCCACTCAGCGCGCTGACGCTTGTTACAATAAATGAGCGCCTGGTTAATGGTGAGTTGCTGGTAAAGATCACAGAGCACTTCGTACTTCCATTCATCCTTTTCAAGCTCCACAAAGTATTGCTTGATACCATCAAGCGGTACATCTTCAGCTTTGATAAGGATACGCACAGGATTTTGAAGAATCTGATTCGCCACGGAAATGACATCTTCATCCATGGTTGCGGAGAAGAGGGCGACCTGTGTCTCCTTGGGAAATCCCTTTTGGAGAATACACATGACTTGCTCCTTGAATCGGTCTTCCAGCATTTGATCGGCCTCATCAAAGATGAGAACACGGATCTGATCGCGCTGGAGGACATTTCGGTTCATAAGATCAAAGATACGCCCAGGAGTTCCAATGAGGAACTGAGTACCGCGCTCAATCGCCCGAATATCATCCTTAAGAGGGGGGCCACCAGTGGCCACATGAACAGAGATGCCCATGTGATTACTGATACCCTTTACGACATCATAGATCTGGTTGGCAAGTTCACGCACGGGAACAAGGACGAGGACTTGTACGCGCTTGAGCTCAGGATCAACACGACAGAGGGATCCAATTGTGAAAGTCCCCGTCTTTCCAGTACCCGACTGCGCCTGTGCAAGGATATCGCGTCCCTCTCGGATAGGAACAATCCCTTTTGTCTGAATGGCAGAAGGGCGTTCAAACCCATAGCCATACACACCACGAAGGAGGGTTTCAGGGAGGTCCATATCATCAAAGGATGAATAGATCTTCACTTCATCCTCGGTGAAGGGGGCGTCGATCCCGCCTTCATTACTATTTCCGCCAGAAACGCTGTTTACGATAGTGGACATTCTAGTTCTACTTATCAAGGGACTCCTTAACCCTCCTCAATTTTGGCCAAGCGGGGCGGGCCCCGCCTGCGGCGGGTAAAATTAAAGGATTTAAGCACCTTTCCACCCTATCAATAGGAAGACACAAATGGCCGATGAGGATAATGATATCTATGCGGCTGGAGCCGATGCTGAAGATGTACTTATTGATGGTGCTGAGTTCGGAGACGATGAAGCTGCCGATGCCGCCGCGGCGACCGCTGCAGGCGAACGGAATCACATCATGTATCATCATCCCGAGGCAGTGATTGATTACCTTGAAACAGTGAACCCAAAGATCCCTCTTCAGGTTGCACCGCCAGTTGATGCTGCAGATAGGGATCCGCACCATACGAGCCTCCCCTTCTTGACTGTCTACGAGCGTACCAAGATCCTTGGAACGCGTGCAAATCAGATTGCCGACGGTGCTCGTGCCTTTGTAAAGGTTCCCGAACACGTAACAGAACCTCTTGAGATTGCGAAGCTGGAGCTGGAGCAGCGCCGCCTGCCATTCATTATCAAGCGCCCTATGCCTGATGGCACCTTTGAATATTGGCGTCTCAGCGATCTTATGATCCTCTGAGGGGGCGAAAACGTCCCCCTGTGCCCCCTCTCAAATGAATGGCCGCCTATGGCGACCATGAATCTTTAGCCTGCGGCGCAGAGTCTGCCCATACCCTCTTAAAATATGCGAATCCTCTCCTCTGGAGGAATATAGAGGGCGTGCTCCGTCCGCACATCAAACGCCTCATACCAATCTTCAAACTGCGCCACAATCAAGTTCACACGTAACTCAATAGGCGCGTGTTTATCTAGAAGGAGGCGCTGGAGTCTCCGCTCAGGCTGCTCCTTCGTGCGCCAGCTCAAAGCATAGGAGAGAAAGAACTCGCGAAGCTGCTTCTTTTTTTCCTCCGCCCCCGCCCTCCCCTTCTCCAGTTCGTGGTGCAGCGCGTCCAAAGCAATGGCCAGGCCACCCAGGTCTGCTAAATTCTCATCCAAGGTAAGTGCACCATTTACCGCCCTCCCACCGCTTTTTGCTCTCCCAAACAGATGAATAAGGGTCCTTGTTTTTCTATTGTATGCCCTATGATCGGCTTTTGACCACCAGACCTTGGCGCGCCCTGCAGGGTCAAAATCTTTTCCTTCACGATCAAATGCGTGTGTTATTTCATGACCAATCACTGCCCCCAGGCCTCCAAAGTTCCATCCAAGGCCTCTGCCTCCACGCCCCTGCATATCCATAAACGGCCACATAAAACTTCCAGCAGGAATCACAAGTTCATTCGTATCATGGTAATAATACGCATTGACTGAATAGGGGGGCTCATCCCAGCCGTCCTTTAAAGGGTGGTGAGTGAGCTCGCGGAGCTTTCTGTCTGTTGTAGCTGCCTCCAGAAGATAGAGGTTTGCCAGGAGCGTATCCGTCTGCAGGGACGGGAGTTCAGGGGGGGCGTCCACTAGCGGCTGTGACCATGCCACGGAGAGAATCATCCGCCGTAATTTCTCTGCAGCAGCGGAGCGAGCCTCCTTGGAAAACCAGTCCACCTCACCCATACGCCGCACCGCGGATGCGACGATTTTCTCCGTGAACTGTGTGGCCCTCGCTTTAAAACTCTGGTCCATGTGTCGCTTCACAAAGAGGTACCCCAGTGCAATAGACATCTGTTGTTTAATAATGTTGAGGGTCAGGATTCGCTGAGGGATCTTTTCTTTCTGCCCACGCAAGATACGGCCAAAAAACTTGTAGTGCATGTCGTCAAAGGGAGGGGGCAGATACTCTAGGGCATGAAGGACAGTGTGCAGAGATAATAGAGGATACCATCCCTGCAGGGGTATCTCGTGCACGAGGCCATTCAGCACGTTCACCCACTGCTCAGAATCAATATAGACCGTAAGTGTTTTCAAGCGCTCTTCTGGAATACCATAGACGGAGAACATGGCTGTCCAATCTATAGCTGGCCAGCGGCGATGGAGCTCATTCAGGCGCATACCTGAAAGGCTTGTTGCGCCCTGGTCGCCATATACTCTCGCAGACAGATTTGCTTCAAATGGGATCGCGGAGGATAGATCGTCCATGTCCAGGGCCTTGCTCACATCCTGTACGAGCTGCGTGTAGGCCTCCAGAACATTTATCGTGTCACCCACCCCCCCTGTGGGGGAATAATAGGAGGCCGCGGGGAGTCCAAGGCGGCCAGGAGCGACACTCAAGGTATGCCCCCCACCCTCTTCAGGTATAACGCTTAACTCAAGAATCGTCTGCACATTATACCTGCACATGGTTCCCAAAGCACTGGAAATATCCTTCGCATCACGCATACACCCGAGGCTGCGCACCCCCTTTTTCAGATACTCCACGTTATGCACTTGCATCCGCGGTCGCATAGCGGACATGGCAAGTCGCCCGATTGCATCTCGCAGGCGCCCCTCAGTGGTTGTCTGTTCACGTCCTATCTCTGCCAGCTCCATGCACGCATTCACTTCCTCAAGAAGAGTAGACTGGATTACCATTTCCACCTCTTCACTAACACCAAAACTTGAACTGTAGGAGGGTATAGGAGTTTTCTGCACCCAGCGCCCATTGACATAGGAGTAAAAATCGTCTCCTGGGTGTTTAGACGTCAAGGGATCCATAATATGCACCCCCTTATAGAGCTGCTGTGTGAGGGCGGAAGGCCCACTTCCTTCTTTTGATGTCCTTTTATCTATCAAAGTAGATGCAGCTTTGGGATGCACCTGAATAGGAAGTGCCCGAACAGGATGATCGCGGGGACGATGACGATGTTGTGCTCGCAAGGTCGTCCTGTTTTTCAGATTTATAGTCTCGTTTGTGGAGTGCCGCTGTTTGCGTGTCATCCTTCCTACTAAGACGAACGGAATCTGAATAGGCACGGCGTCCTATCATCTCCTTTCGTAGACTAAAGAAGATGATACGTTTTTCGCTAAGAGGAGATTCAAGCCGAAGCATTGTCGGCCTCCTTCTGATCAGATGCGGGAAGTTCCGCGGGGGGAGCAGGGGGTACGGAAGGCCCTGTGACACGGAGTTGACGTGCTAGTTCGTTTACAAGAGGATTTGCGGCCTTATCATCTTCCCATGAGCAGAGTTGATATAGGTCGTTATCAGAGAAATAATACAGGAATTTTGTCCCTTCTTTTCCGTACAGGCGATATCCAGAGTTTTGTAGGTGGCCGGCTGCAAGTGTGGTGCTCAACTCCACATCAGGGGCCTCGGACCAGTTTACCAGAAGAAGGCAGGGGCGATATCCCGCATCCAGCACGGCGGGCAGAAGATTCTTTTCCAGGCCGGGCCACTCGGCCTTGGCGTCAATCTTTAAGATATCAATACGTGTTGCATCGTCCTTCAGCTTCATTTCCTTGCAAATCGCATCTGCAAATACCTTTACAGAAGTTGTGACGATCTCGGTCCCCTCGCGCCTAGCACATCCAGCCTCCCAAGATGGGACAGCCTCCTGCACGCGGATATTTTTGGGCAGAATCCACTTCCGCTCCGCTCCTTCTGAGAAGGAGTGCACGGCAGTACTCCCCTCCCGTTTTTTCTCTTTCAGGATCGCTGCAATCTCTGCCCACTCTGCACGCCCCTTTTCAGAAAGAGGAGCCACGTGCACAGGGCAACCAATCCCTTCTGCGAGATCAAGGTCCGCCGCAGAAGAGGAGGAGTTTCCAACGCTAACAAAAACGGTGCGAATACCCTTATCGGCAAATATCTCCCAGGCCCTATCAAACATCGGAAACGGTGCCGAACTGCCTGCACCAATCGTCACAATGGCCGGGGCAGCAGACATTTATTTGAATACCGTGTTTACTGACGCCAGTGTTTTCCGCAGTTGAGGCATGTGATGAAGATGGTCATGGGCTCATCTGCTGAGCGGGTCTGCATTTCATAATATGTGCACTCACGCTTGTGGCAGCGCCCGCAGAGGAACCGATCCGTAGCCATGGCCTTATTCCCTTCAAGTTGCCGCTTCTCACGCACCTGTTGCGCGACGAAACTGTCATTCCACCGCCCTTCAAAGAGTTGATAGGTGTCCATTTTGGAGATTTCTTCAAAGGTGAGATGCCCCGTCTTATAGCGTTCAAAGAGCTCCTTGTTCCCAACATAGGAACTCGGATGTAGGTTAGAACCAATGTGCTTTGCCACTGTGCGATAGATCTCTACGAAGGGTGGGTGCGACCATGTACGCCCAACATGTCGTTGATTTGCCGCACGAAGACTCGCCACATAGATACACCGTTCTAACATCTGAATCTCTGGAACAGGAGAAAGATAGCCTTTAAAGAGCTGTGAGAGGGCCGCCACCATTTTCATGCGGGCTGGACACGCAGCCTGTGCACTGAAATCGTCTGAATCAAATGCCTCAACCTTGAGCTCGTCCTTTTCAGGAACATGCAGGAAATTCGTGTAGATTTGTGCTGCAGAGGATACACCCGCCACGGCGCGCTTTGATTTCTTCGCACGAGAGGCCGGTGCAACGACCCTCTTCTTTGCCACAGGGATTGGCACATCTTCCACTTCTTCTCCCTCACATTCCTCTGCAACCCCTTCATCCTCTTCCTCGCTGTCATCGGCCTCAATCACACTCTCTATATCGTCATCTGCATCTGCTTCTACTTCCGCATTGACACCCTCCACATCATCGGTGTCCTCAATAACATCCTCCTCTTCATCGCCTTCATCGTCGTCATCTAGACCTTCAAACCCGCCGAATGCCTTTGTGTAGAAGGCCTCGTAATCATCCACTTTGAAGGGGGTGGGGGTCATCCAAGACTTTGTATCCTTAGATCCAACAAGAAGAATATCTCCAAAGGCGAGGGTTGTGTCATGGGGGGGAGGGAGTTCATGCTTGTTTTCCTGCCCCGCCTTTCCAGCCAGATATCCAAAGAGGAAGAGGCCGATAGATTTATATTTGTAGGATCCCAGCATCTCAGGAGCCGTCTTTTTCTTTAGAGCGGCCTGAATCGCCTTCATAGTAATCGTTCCATCTTCCCCTAGCGCAATATGCACCTCTTTTACCTCTGCGGTGTGCGTAAGAAGAAGGGCCTGAACCGTTTGCTTGGTAGCGCGACTCATTTCTACGTAGGAGGTTGTATGGGGGCTTTTGGTAGGCGCCTGGAGGGGCAATTTTAGGGGGCCTAGGGGAGCTGCTCGTTATATAAAGAAGGAGGTCGTGACTTACAATGCACGAACAGTTTGAATGCACGTGGATAAAGGAGCATGAGAATACCCCTGTAGAAGAAGGAGGGGGGCGTTCTGCCGCACCCACTATTATGATGGTAGATGCAGGAGACTATGTAGGATGGCTTCATGGAGACGAGTGGTATTGTTATAAGATTCTTAAAAGGGTGCCCGAAGAGGGCTCCTCTACTCAAAGCGGACCTCGTGTGTGTGTACGGGAGCTCCTTCAGCAGATGCCTCAGGACTGGGTTCCTTTTGAGATTCTGTGGCGGGAGAACTATCCTGTGCTGGCTCTGGAGAAGGGGCAGGGGCAGGGGTCACTCCAGCAGCTGCGGATTCCTGGATGGCGACTGGAGTTTCAACCGGTGCCGCAGGCACCAATCCCTGTGCAGCAGCATACGCCTTCCCGTGCTCCTCCGCCCAAGCAAGCGCATTCTTTACAATCCCCGCCTCTTTTGGCAACAAAGCCTGGACAACAGAAGCGGCAGAAAGGCAGAGGGGGAGGCAGGTCTTCGGCTTCAGCAAATCCTTCGTCAGATCAATCTTTCCGTGCGCAACCGCAACGGCCATATCAATCGCCGCCCCTGCCGCCGCCAGCAACTGGCCCTCCATCGCTTTCCTCATCTCAGGTGCAACCCCCCTCAACCCAGGCAGCTCGCCAACCCCGCCCGCAGCATCCAACCCCTTCTTCAGACAATACATCACTACTGCTTTCTTTTCGGAACCACTCAGCTGTCCGAGGCCGTGGAGCTTCCCAGCAACACCCACGGCAATCTGCACAACCTCACCGGCCTCTAACACACCATCACTCTTTGCATGAATAAATGCACCTTGTGCATACTTTACAATCTCATCAAGCGACCCTACATGAACACTCATCCTTTTTCTAATTTATAGCCGGGTTTTTTACAGCGATAATTTCCATCTATGCACCAGATGTTTGACAGTATATTCGTAGCCCTGGCTGTAAGTATAGGCCTCTTTGTTGTATATTTAGTGGTTCGCGCCTACAAGCCTGAATGGTTTGGAGTCCCGCAGAGGGCCTATTCTCCGTCAGCGGTGCCTACCTTCGCGGAGCCCTTTGCAGGGGGGCCAGCATCTGGAGTGGCCGCCCTCACAAAGGTCAATACGCCTGTTCCGCCAGTCCCTGCCCCTGCACCTATGGTGAAAGCTGATCCCCCTGAAGAGGAGCGCGTGATCGCCCCTGCAGGTCCAAACCCTCCGAATGCAGCTCCACCAGCCGATAGGGGTGCAACCATATCTCCGGAAGCGAAGCCATTGGATCCTTACGACGACACCAATATGGAGGCCCCTATTAACGATTCTATGCGCCACCCCGAAATGTCTTTTGGTCCTGGCGTTGACAATACAGGGATGAATCGCCTTGCAACCTCTGGAGTGGCAAATGCAAAGGCGGCGGCGTCCGAAACACCCTTCTCCCCCGATTTTGCCCAGAATGGTGCCGGCTTTATGGGTGCCGTCTATGCAAACGATTTGACGAAGGGTGACTCGTATGCGATGGCTTAAGCGATAGCGACCCAGGCGATAGTGATCCAGGCAACCGGCTGCGCCGACCTAAGCACGGAGCACCATAGTAAGGTAGGAACACACGCACTACATCATGGAAGCCCAGGGCCTTTCGGAAGGAAGTCTACGTAATAGTCATCGCGAGACGCACGCCGTGCGTCGTAAACCCGCACCAGCATCATTCCAGGAACTTGCCCGCAAGTTGGTGGAATCATGCTCACCGGATCTGATTCTTCGCCAGCGCCTTGACCCTCAAAAGGTGGAGGGCGGGATGAAACGAGGGACATTCTTTGTCATGGAAAACGATGGCCGTGCGGATCCTGGCTTTCTGGTCTTTTTACCCGGTAAACCGGCGATTTTCCTTCAGACTCGGCGAGGACGCGATGGAAAAACTGTGATGCACGGCTCCACCCTGCGCCTTCGCGCTTCCACTGCTGTTGGAGAGGGAGGTGGTTCTGTGTTGATTGCAACCCTGGACGATGTCACCCATCGCCTGCGGCTAGAGGATGTTTGGATGTGGCGCGGAGAGGCCCTGGCGACTACCCAGACCTTTTCACGCCGCCGCGAGAAGCTGAAGGAGTTCGTGGAGCGTCATTGGGTACCCGATGCCCGCCTCTTGGGTGGTATTTTCACCACAGTGGCCCAACCGGTCTCCATGGAGGCATTCTCTAAAAAGGCGGATTTTACCGGCGTATCAAGTGTGGAGTTTATTCCTGAAGCACCTGCACGGCGCCGCCTTGTTGTTTACATGGAGGCCATTGTGCGCGCTGCAACTGGTCCTGCGGGAATGAAACAGCTGCGCGATGGGGTGACGCCGGCCGCCCAACCTCACCCCCCCTCCTCTTCAGCTGAAAAGGAGGATGTGGAAGTGCCTGACGAGGCTCCCCCCGCCCCCGTGGCCATGCGAAAGGCCCGCGCCATGGCCGTTGATAAGATGCCAGATGTCTATGACCTATATGAAGAGAATGGCCTGCCTATTAGCAGGGCCTCTGTACAACAGTTCTCCATTAGTCAGCGCCTGCGCAAGGCTCTGGAGGGCGCACCTGCGGGTGTGTGGGTTCTGGCCCGCTGGCGCGCAGAGTTCGGTGGCTACGAGATTGTTGGGCTCGTTGCAGATTCAGATCGCCCGAACTCTAGAATGTAGACCAAATCTCCTGAATATTCGGAATCAATTGCACCCCTGCCTTTATAGCTCGTACATGCTCAAGGGCCTGCACGGACCGCGCAGAACAGGAGAATCGTTCGGCAAGATGAGCGGCAACTCCTCTTTTCAGCTTTTCAAGTGCATACCGACTACCTGTATCTATAGGCAGAGGGGACACACCTTCTACTAGAATCGCCTGGAGTCGTTGACGGATCTGGTCTGAACTAGCATGGAGCCCCCCCTGGCCAATGGCGAGTGGAAATCGTTTGAGGATTCCGCGGAGAACTACATAGGTGAGTATGTAGCGTTTATCAAGTGTGGTAGGGGGATTTCCTCCGCCTAGAAGGGCCATGACAGTTCGCACTTGCTCCAGAAATGCCGTATTTCGGCTGGCCGCGATAAGGGAGGGTAACTCTCCTCTGCAAAGGGGGCATTCAGCCTTGCGACCGATCCATTTCTCCAGGCAGCCGGCGTGAAAGGTGTGTTGGCAGGATACGATCGACCGCACACGAGAGCCTTCTTCCATTGGCTCTAGGCAAATCGTGCACCCCTGTTCAGCCTCACCAAATAGGTCAAATAACTCAGTATCATCGTTCATTATACTTACATAAGGTGGGGGACTCCCTTTAATTTTACCTAAGCAAATATCAGAATGGCGCGTCGCACGAAGTCGCGTAAATCCAGACAGACTCGCAAGCATAAGATGCGTGGGGGCGGGCTTGGCCAATCCTACTCCTTTGGAGCTCCCATTGTGCCAGGACTTGGAAACTCTGCTGAAGTGATTCCTGGCAGCTCATGTCTCGCATCTACACGCCCAGGTATGGTAGGAACCCCCACATCCGGCCTTGGCCTTCCCGGCCTTTCTGGGGGTGGCCGTCGCCGAGCGAGTAGGGCCAGCAGCCGTCGCCGCACTCAAAAAGGGGGTCGTTATTCCTTTGATCTGAGTGCACCCGTTGCAGGAGGAACTCCGTGGGGAACAGGGATTCCCCCTGTGATGCGCATCCCTTGCGAGGGTGCCACGCCGAATCCTCTGAATCCTGTTGCCATGCGCGGAGGTGCTGCAGGTGGTCTCGGTGCAAGTTCCCTGGGCTATTTTGCTCCTACGGCGGGATACGGAAATGCACCCAGCGGTTGGGTGGCAAGCACCGGCGCGCCTGTAATGGTGCAGACCCCCTATGATGCCCGTGCCATGAATCAGGCATGCCTGAAGACTGGTGGTGGTAGGAAGCGTCGCGCTGCTCGCAAGGGCAGCAAGCGCCTCACTCGCCGTCGTCGTTAAAGTCTCTAAAAAACAAATCGTTTCTTCAGTAAACAATGGTCAAGCTTAGTGAAGAAAAGATTAAGGAACACATTGAGCGGCGAAATGCAATGATTCTCCGTATTTCCAATGCGAACTGCAAAACGGGGCCAACCTGCGGCGGCTCACCCTCTCTACAGGGTCCAAAGGGGCAGAGGGGCGGCCAACCTGCGACACAAACGCCCACCCCTACACCAAGTGGTGGCCCCCCTGGGCCCTCTCGTTAGTAACAGGCTAAAAAGATAGTTACCACAGGAATAGAGATGTCGGGTCCGATTCAAACTCCGCTGCCCGATATAAGTATAGTTACATCTCAGCCAGTCCCCTTTCCAAAGGAATTGACGGAGCAAGAAATGTTGTCAATGACGGTTGAGCAGTTAGAAGCCTATGCGGCGACTGTTTCAACATCTATCGGATTGGAATACTCAACCCTTCAAACCTATCGGCATATGCAAGATGCAATAGATGTCTCCATTTTACAGTCCCAAAGCACTATTACAGGGTATGACACTGATATTATGTCTAACTCTATTATTCTTCAGACGGCAACAAAGATAAAGGCCGAGCTGGATACTAAAATCGCGGGCCTTGACGCCACTATCTCAGTGCATCAATCCAGCATCTTTGGCTATGATACCGAAATAGGGGATGCAAGCCGCACAATATCCTCTCTTCAGATGGAATCGGATCAACTTGGAAAGGAGTTGGCCGAGTCAGACGCCGCATTTGTATCATCTGCAAAGTATTATTCTACCCTCTATTACGATTACCTGGCAAAGGACATTAGTTACATGCAGCATGTATCAAGCATGCAGGCAGAGAGCACATTCCTTGCAGCAGCGCGCGCCGAGGAGGCGGCTAGCCTTGCAACCTACAACGCAGCCCTTGCAACCTACACACAGACATCGGGGGAAGTGGATGCCCTCGTGAAGCAGTCTACTGAGATTCAATCCAGCCTGACCCAATACAAAATGATTGAGGCAAATGCGAATGCCAATCTTCAGAGCACAGTGATTGCAATTAACTCTCTTAGCAGCCTGTATGAAACATCCGTCAATACACAGAAGTATTATCAGGCCGTTTCTACACAGAGTGCGGCGATTGAGGCCTTCACGAACGCGACGGCCCTCTACAATGAAGCGAACCGAATGGCTAGCCTGTATCCTACTCAGAAGACATTTCAAGATGCAAAGGCTATTGCCCTACAACAGCTCAATCGTGCAGCCACAGAAAAGGATACCCTTACTGAACAGGTGACACAATTACAGGCTATTGTCAATGTATCTGAATCTGCATCTTACGAGGCTATCTTAAAGAAATATCAGGATACGATTGATCTGGAGACACAAAATATCAGCACATTTGGTGGTCGTCGTATTGAAGCAGAAGCTGCCATAGTTAACTACTCCACCCTCTATGAAGCAGCGAAGAAAGATATCGCCGTATATGAGGAGAATATTACCACGTATACGGAGCAATATAATTCTAGTATTACAGGAGCGGACATACTCATGAAGGCCGCTGCAGAAGACGAGGTTGTGATAAGTCGAAAACGTGATGTTGTCAATCGTAGAAAGATTGACGTAGAGAACTATTCACGTAAATATAAAGAAGACGTCTCCAGTTTTGAGGGGTATATGGAGCTATCAACACTGAAGAAGAAGGAGTACGATTCGGCAATTATTGAACTTGCGAATTTCTCCACCTTTTATGAGAGTACATCCGTGGCCGTGACTCGCCTCACATCTGAAGAGACTGCGCTCCGTAATACGATCCTCCAGAATAATATCACTATTCGAACTCAATCCAGCTTGTATGAACGTGAGCTCGTGAAACAGGAGGCATTCCAAGCTATGATTGATGCCAGCCTCGCTGCACAAGAGTTAGCCGCTATGCAGTATCGCGAGACCTATGTGCGTACAAAGAAAATCAATGTGCAGGAGCTGTATAATGCGAAAGTGTTAATAGAGGTTCAGAATATTTCCACCCAGAATGGAACTGTAAAAGCATCCCTTCCTGCAGGGGCTCCCTTTGTACCAAAGGCGGTAGATCTGAATGCCCCTGAGCTCACCAGTGCCCTATCTAATGTGAATAAGATCAATGATTTCTTGGCATCGTTTAATATGATCTATCAAACATATGACACGCGCACAACAAGCTTAAATGGCCTCAGTACGGTGATTGGAAATAAACAGGTGACCCTTGAGTCAGTATTATCTGCAAAGGATAGTCTTGATGCAAATCCACTTGACACGACCCTCCAACAGGCGACAACCTCTGCAGTAGCCACCCTTGCAAAAGTACAGGACGAAATCCAAACCGCCATGGGTAACGTGAGTATTGTGAAGAATGCGATTAACTCTATTGTGCAGGAGTTCAATAAAAAGTATGTTGCTGTATTTACCGCGGGTGAAATCATCGGTCAGGAATCCACGATCAGTAGTTTCTTGAAACAGGGATATGATAGTGCCCCTAAGATCTAGTCATCTGCAATCAGGCATGCCCCGCTTGATAGCTCCTCTTTTGCAGCTGCGGCGGCTGCCGCAGCTCCTCCAGTGGCCCCTGCGGCGCCCCCTCCACCTTTCATCACGTGCCCCTTTGTAGCCCCCATAGACCATGTTTCATTCTGATAGGCGCACCGCTTATAATAGGCAAGTCGTTTCCGCCACTGACCAAGATACATCTGGTGATCGTCTACGATGTCAACAATCACCGGCTGCACCTGACGCTGATCCGGCCTTACGCGGAGAATACGTCCTGTACTCTGCTCCACAGATTTACGCGGGCTTGCCAGGATCACTGCATTCAGGCTCTTAATGTTCATAGCCTCGGATGCCATAGCATACGAGGCCAGGAGCACCCGAGCCTCCGCGGCCCCAGCTTCCCGCACAGCCTCCTTCATTCCGCCGATATAATACGCCGTTGTGGCAGTGGGCTCCAACTTCTTCAGCTCCTCCTCAATCGTGTTCAGATGTCCAATCCGCTCCGAAAGCACGAGGATTTTCCGCAGGGGATCACTCAAGAGAGTACGTGTCCAGCGCACAATCTCGGCCGTGCGCTCGGCACACCCCAGAATATTTCCAAGCAGCCGCGCCATCACAACCTCTCCTCTCCAGTCTGTTGGCACATCATTATAGGTAGCGTCATCCGTCTTAATAAAGACATTTTTCACCTCCACTGTGGGATCAGGCTCGCGCGTTTTCTCCCAATACACGGGCTCACCGAGGAACCACGTGAAGACTTTAGAGAGCCCATCTTCACGTGTAGGCGTGGCCGACAGGCCGAGCATATGTTTGGTCTGAATCTTCTGGAGCGTTTTGGAGAAGTGCTGTGCACCAAGATGATGACACTCATCAAAGATCGCAAATCCATACTCTTTAAAGATTGTGTCTGAGAAGTCCTGGCCACAGACAGTCTGAATCATGCAAATCGTACAGTCATAGTCGGCAGGGTCCACTTCTCTTTTCGGCCCCTGAAGAATCCCTACGCGGAGCCCAGGCATGAGCGCCTGCATTTCTCCGCGCCATTGATTCATCAGGAACTCCTTGTCCACCACCACGAGGAAGCGCTGCCCGACGCGCGCAGCAATCGCCAACGCCATAAATGTCTTTCCCTTTCCACAGGGCACACAAATGAGGCCATTCGCTCCGGCGCCGATAAACTTGCTGATAATATCTTCTTGATAGGGGTAGGGGTTACCGATGAAATTCGCCGCGGCGGCAGGCATTGAAATACCCTCTGGCAGTACGGAACTCTGAGGAGGGCCAAACTTGGCCTCACCCCAGTGCCGAGGCACATAGAAGCGCTGGGGCGACTCGCGGTAGACTTTAAAGGAGGCGGCAGCGATGGCCGCCTTATTCGCAAACTTCGTATTCATTTTGGGTGTTACAAGGAGTTCTTCTTGAATCGCAGCAATGTCCTTTGACGTGAGAGCACCCTTCCGAATACTGTATCCTTTCGTGGTGAGCACTTTGTCAAGTTCCATTATGGCCTGGAGGGAGTGGAAAGCTTAGTAAAAGGGGGGAGTAGCAGCGACCTGTTCAAATTTAGCCCACGCCGCGGGGGTGGCGGCGCGCACGCAGTATTCTCTGCCTGGGTTAGATGAAGGTAACACCTGCCTTAGCAATTCTTGGAGTCGCGTGCTTCATATTCCTCTTTAGTTCCTATTTACCCGATGGAGTGGTTCGCCTCACTGCTGGAAATATGGTTGGATCCGCTGCTCTCTTGCTCTCGGTCCTGTATATCATGCGCACGGACAAGGTCTTGGCACTGGCAGTATTCCTCGCTGCTGCCGCCCTCTTTCTGGAGTCTCGCCGTCGCACAGTAGACCGTGTGGCGATCGCCATGACTGCAGAGAAGCCCGTCTTTCGTGTGGAGCAACTGAGTAAGCCTGCACCCGATCTTGTACCTGGAGAGGTGCATCCCTCTCGCCAGGAACCTGAAACCGAGGACTACAGTTTTGAACCCGCTGAAGAGACAGGATCCAATACATTTGAGTCGGTGGGGGAGAGCCAGGACGATAAACACCCTCTGGAAACGGTACCACCGCACCCAGAGGAAGTCTCTGATTTTCTTCAGGCAAAGGGACTCGCCGCAGTGCATTAACTTATGATAGCATTGCGCCGATAATAAACCCGCCGAATCCGGCGAGCAACATCAAGAGCCCATACTTTGGTATATTCTGGGCCCATGATTCCGTAATCCCAGCTGAGGCTGCGCCGACTCCAATGGCAGCCGCAGGCACAGCCATTCCGTCCAGTGCAGAGTAGCCTGTGGCCCGCCGTAACCAGCTCCAGGCAAAATAGAGAATAAGACTGAAGAAGATGATACCAAGAATAATACCAATCGCCGTACCCATGTATTTCTCTAGGCGCCCAGGCTCCATGCTTCCCTTTACAGCATCGGCTGTGCGCAGTGCATTGCGCTCGGCGACAACGTCGCTCAGCACTTCTCCAGTATCCAAATCCACCTTGATTTTCCCATCCTCTATATTGCGATCGGGGTCTAGTGGCACACATTGATATGCATCAAGGCTGTCTTCGCGAATGGCCTTTGACACATCCTTATATTGTTTGCCAACGTTCTCATAGTTGAGCAGCTGATTCGTGGTCTGAATAAAGTCCTGAAACGCCATGGTTTTCGTGCCAACTGTCTGGCGATCCGATGTGCTGAGGCGCGTCATATAAGGAGGACTGTAGGGCGGAAACTTCTGGGGAAACCTGGACGATTTGATTGTGTCCATGATGTCCGACGATACCGCAAGGCCACCTGGTGCAACAAATACAGAGACCATCTCAGGGGACTTCATTGTGCTGTATCCACGGAGACATGTCGCATAACTGACGAACATCGTTGTGGGACTCTGCGGATACATTGTGCGGAGGGTGTACTCACCTGTGCCCGCGGGATCGGCAAATCGGCGAAGAAACTCGGGTGCAGATGTAGCGGGAACATCCGCCTTTATAAGAGGAATAATGATTGTGATGAATTTATAGGATACTACCTCTGCAGTTGTCTGAAATGTCATAATGAAATCAGCAACGTTGTTCGCGGGATTTGACTCTGTAAGCAGCCACTTGGAGTGTGTAGGTCCAACAATCTGAGTGGACATATTCACATATTTATTCCCTTTCCAGTGCACAAATGTTTCGGATTTTCCCTCCAAGACCTCCTTTTCAGTGGCCCAGGTGAATTCCATAGGAGATATTGTTTCCAGAACACTGTTGTAGTTTACATCTGTGGGGCGGAACGTAATATCCAGAGGAAAGGATGTGATACTATTTGCTGGACACACGTCGACCAGGGTTGCTGTTGCATCCGCCGGTGGAGCTTGTGTTTGTGATGCTGCAGTCTCCATGAGGGTGACCCTTCTCTATCCTTGTCAACGTATTAAAGTATTCCTGGGACATACGTGGGACCACTAAAGCGATAGATGGTTGCACGCCCCTTCTGATTTGTGGCGCCGACTGTCACAGTTTCACCGTCAAACAGCTCGTCGCAGCCAACGTCGTCCTGACAATCGCGGCGCTTATAGGAGAGAGGGAGCTGAACAGGATTGTAGCTGTCGGTCCGGGTATAATACTGGAAACGGTCTGAGCGCGAGGCTGTGCGACGACCATAAATGGGGAGGACAGCGCCATCTTCCATTGTCATGACTCCCATGGACTGGTAGGTCTCAGGGATACCACGTGTGGGGACACGGGGCATTTGCCCATAGATCTCTGCGCGGGTGGGAAGATCAGGTTCCGTTGCCCACTGGCGTTCAGGTTTGGGGGCACGGGTATACCTATCATCGCCACCACCCTGCTGCGCCGTAGCAATCTGAATCGCGATGGGCTGAGTAGGAGGGGCGACGCGCTGTGCGGTGGCAGGGGTGACCGCAGCGAAGCTGGGCAGCCCTTTGTAGGCGACGAATGCAATGAGTCCAACGACTATCAGGCCGACGGTGATGAGTCCTGGTGTAATGCAAAGAACGCCAGGTGGACACTTTCCGAAGCTTGCGCGCGGTGCCATTCTATCTAAGGCGCCTAAATCATTGCACCTTATACTTTAAAGGGTGTGTATAGTATGCAATCGCACTATGCTAATATTATTATCGGCGCTGGACCTGCCGGCCTGCAGCTCGGTTATTTTTTCCAGAAAGCTGGTCTAGACTATATTATTCTTGAGCGTGCACCCATTGCCGCATCTTTTTTTGATCGCTACCCTCACTCTGGAAAGCTGATTTCAATTAATAAGAAATACACAGGCAGTGATGTATATGATTTTAATCTTCGTCATGATTGGAACTCCCTTTTAAATGATGAAAAAATGTCATTCACCTCCTATTCAGAAGATTACTATCCTGCAAAGGAGGAGTTGGTGCGCTATATGAATGATTTCGCCGCGCGGTTCAAGCTTCGTATTCAGTATAATAGTAGTGTGATTGAGGTATCAACACGTGCGAATAATACATATAGTATAAAACTTATGTATAATAATAGCAGCTATACAGTTACATGTGATAAACTGATCGTTGCAACGGGATTATCAAAGCCAAACATGCCACACTGCCTTGATGAAACAGTTGTAAAGCCAAAACATTATGCAGAATATCCCAAAGATTACTTTAAAAAGAAGGAAAACTTAGATTTGTATCGCAATAAATCCGTATTTATTTATGGCTGTGGAAACTCTGCATTTGAACTTGGAAACCTTCTTACACCATATTGTAGTAAGGTAGTTATTCAAGGGCGTGCTCCAAAGGTGTGGTCTGCATCTTCACACTATACAGGGGATTTTCGTTCTATCTATGCGCCGTTTATTGATACATTTCTATTAAAAAGTCTAAATGCCTTAAACTATTCCCCTGGGTTATCAATCATTAAACAAGAAACTGCGACTAGCCAGTATATTCTTCGTGAGTTTTGTCCATCGCCGAACTGTGGAGATACACATGAAATACATTATAATACTAATTTTGATCATGTTATATTTGCAACAGGTTGGAAGTTTGATGAATCAATATTTAAAATGCAAATAAATCTTAGTCACAATGGAAAATTTCCATCCATTCATGCAAACTATGAAAGTACAAGTCACCCTAATCTGTTCTTTATAGGGGCACTTATGCACTCACATGATTATAAGAAGAGTTCTGGTGGATTTATTCACGGATTTCGGTATCTAATTGAACAGTTTTTTCACATGAACTATGATAAGCAGTTTGACATAGATATATTTGCTAAAAGTGATATAGATGCCCTTGTTGAACATATTATGTATAAAATGAATTATACGTCCCCCATGTATCAGATGTATGGGCAACTATTTGATTTTATGTATTATGATTCTTCTAAAAATAAGATAATATACTATAATAGTGTAGTGAAAGGATTTATAAATAAAATTATTGAGGCGAATCCACCAAATATATATTTTACGATTGGGCTTGAATATGGAAAAGAGCCTATCTATAACACAAATGAGTTTGGTATTAAGAAAAGTAATGTTGGTACAGAAGGATCATCAGCACTTCTTCATCCGGTTATAAACGTTATTCAACCATTCAATATCCGAACAGATACCCTTGTAAAAAGTTCAACCAACAACCTCACAACTAAGATTGTAGATGCTATGCATATGGATGAAGACCTTTTTGCAGATTTTTCTATGAAACATAAGTATAGTGATAGGATTACACGATTCGTAAAAGGGTATCTAGGATGACTGCTTAAATGATTGTTATCACTCTTTGCTAAGAAATGGAGTTTGATACTATCATTGTTGGGGCCGGCCCTGCCGGCCTTCAGCTTGGTTACTTTCTTCAAAAAGGGGGGCACTCCTATTGTATTCTGGAGCGTGCGGCGGCGGCGGCATCCTTCTTTGACCACTATCCCCATTCTGGAAAACTGATTTCTATCAACAAGAAAAATACCGGTAGTGACTCATATGATTTTAATCTGCGACATGACTGGAACTCACTGCTAAATGATGAAAAGATGTCTTTCACCTCCTATTCAGATGAGTATTACCCAGCAAAAGAAGATCTTGTCCGTTATATGAATGATTTTGCAGCACGATTCAAGCTCAATATCCAGTATCAACGCAATGTTACTGCTATCTTTAAAGAGGGTGGTGAAGGTAGTGTAGCTACTGGTTATACCCTCCATGGCACGAACTCTTCTGGAGCTATTGAAATCTACAAGTGCAAAAAACTTGTTATGGCAACCGGCGTTTCAGTGCCCAATCTGCCGCAGTTCATAGATGATACTAAACTAAAGCCTAGACACTATGCCGATTATCCCAAGGACTTTTTCCGCAAAGCGGAGAACCTGGGCGCATTTCGGAATAAATCAGTACTCATCATTGGGAACGGAAATTCTGCATATGAGCTTGGAAATATACTCACACCTATTTCTAGTCATGTTGCTATTTATGGAAGGCGTTTCAAAGATTGGGCATCCGTAACTCATTATACCGGTGATGTTCGCTCAGTATATATGCCATTTATAGATACATTTTTGCTAAAAAGTCTGAATGGTATTAACTGGGTAGATGGGATATTTGGAATTGAACAAGCAACTCCCAGTTCACCTTATCATGTATATTATATATGTTCACCCAGTTGTTCTATCAAACATGAAATTTATTCACTTGATGGGTTTGATCACGTAATCTTTGCAACAGGATGGAAGTTTGATGATTCCCCTTTTAAGTTTCATGTTCCAATCAGTAATGGTGGAAAATATCCAGTTATAGATGAAAACTATCAATCTAGAGGTAATGAAAACTTATTCTTTATAGGTGCACTTATGCATTCTCATGATTATAAGAAAAGCTCGGGTGGGTTTATCCATGGGTTTAGATATTTGATTGAATATTTTTACCATATTCAGTATGATAAAAAGATGGATATAGATATCTTTCAAAAATCCGACATATCATCACTTGTGCAGCATATTAGTTATAAAATTAATTATACATCTCCAATGTATCAAATGTATGGACAGCTTGGAGATATTTTTTATTATGATAATACTAAAAAGGAGTTTGTGTATTTTAATAATGTCCCCAAATCATTTGTAATGACATTTATGAACAGATTTCCAAGCAAAACCTTTTTTAGACTTCAACTTGAATATGGTGAGCATCCTATTAAGAAGATTAAAGAGTTAGGAGTTCGCACAACTAAAAACCCTGCAAACGCACAATTGCTCCGACCAGTCCTTAGTGTCTTTAAATCACGGCCTCGCAACCTTACAGAAAAGGGTAGTGGTGCATTTGTCCTAGAATTTATTGAAACAGTACATTTTGATGAGGATACATTCGCAATATTTACAGATGAGGTTGCATATAATACACGATTCGCCCGCACGATTAAAGGATATATGTAGATGGGCGGAATATAAAAACTCATATGTAAGGGAAGAACCTTTTCTTACATATGAGTGATCTGAAACCGAGAGTGTGGGTGGAATGTGTTAGAACGCCGCGGCGCTGCCGGCTTGCGCTGCCGCCAGATCGGCCGCGGGCTGCTGCACTGCCATATCAGTGCCCTTGTCAAAGAGAGATGTCTCTACACCCTCCTCATCGTGTCCGTTTTGAAGGTAGGGATTCTCCTTCGGCCCACGCTCCTGGCTTCCATTGGGAGCGGGCACAAATCCCTCTGCAGGGGGGTAAATCAGTACGCGCGCCTTTGCAGAGGCAGGGATGCTGGCACCAGGGAGCGCCTCATCGGTGAGCTCCTGCATAGGGCGGAGGGGGACATTATCCAGGATACTCGCAGATTCCAGTACACCCGTCACCTGCGCCACCTTGGGCTGAAGGGGTGCCTTCACACGCACATCCTCCAGGCGCTGTTGCACAGAGGCAGCATCCTTCACCTGAAAGGGCTCTACAGGAGAACCTGCGGGGTAGCCTGTGGCGGGAATACCGACATAGCGGGGGGCCTGCGCCATCTTTACAGCAATCCCCACGGCGAATACGGCACCCACATAGGTGAACGAGTTCGTCATAGAGAACACAATGGCAGCCACACCGAGGAGTGTCAGGAAGACTCCAAAGGGTTGTGTGAACCCAGTAAACACAACTAAGAGGAATACTAATAGGGGCAGTACCTGATTGAAAGTTCGCATGCCTTCTCTGTTCTAACCTTCATATAAGTTCTTGGCGTTACAAGCTCAGAAGAGGCACAACGACCTTCTGCAGGAGCCAGAAGGACGCGCCAGCAGTGAAGGACTTTATCAGGAGACCTATGAGGGTGAGTTCCCCTGTGGATTTCACCATAGAGGGAATGTAGTGGGCGAACAGGAAATTCACAACGGGGAGGCTGAAGAGGAATACAAGGAGGGCGACGAAGCATGCTGTGCGGAGTTCATCTGCAGTGCGGGCAAGCCAGGATTTCTTGGCGGGCGGAGGAATATAGCTGGGGCCCGCGGAGGGCATGTAAGGGGCGGCAGCGCCGGCCCACTGGCCCTGGGGAGCCGGTGCGGGGGCGGCGGCACCTCCTCCGCTGTTCACGGAGCCAACCATTTGCGCAAAATCCGCCGGAGTCGGGTGGGAGTTTCCAATCATATGAGCCGTTACTGGCCCATTATCATGGATGCGAGGGCCCATCGTATTCGGATTGGGAGCATAAATTACACCCCCCTGTTGAGAGCCTCCTACGGCCGGAGGAGCCTGTATAGGGGCTTGCTGCATGGCACCGCCGCCGTCACCACCCCCACTGTTCATTTCATTCATAATGCTCTGCACAAAATCACCATCTCCAGGGGCTGGGCGATCATCCAGGTCTGTAATAAGCGTACTCATTGGTTCTGAAAAAGTCGAGGAAAGAACTGGCGCCAGAGAAACGCTAGTGTGTCATGCTCCGCTGAAAGGGCTCAATCACTCCTTTAGAGGGGCAGGCGATAGGCTCCGTATGAAACTGGTAGCACGCGCTACCCAGCTGATACGTTGTCTTCTTCACGTCCTCTAGAGGGGGGGCCTTCAGAATCTTGCATTCGTCGCCTTTGCATGCAGGCTTTAAAACAGCCATCAGGCCGAGTCCAAGTACAAAACTAAAGACATAATTAAAGGTAGGTGATTTCAGAAATCCAAACATTCTGCTCGTGGCTCCGAGATTAAACTCCGCAGCCTTCAATAGGAATGTATAAACACTTTCGCCTCCTCCCCTTTTTAGCGGGGTTGGCAGTTGGACTTGCGATGTTGCTCTGGTATAAGGCACCACAGAAGCTAATATACGAGTATCCCCATCCACAGAACGTGCGTGAACGTGTGTATCGGGATACGAATGGTGTATGCTACAAATATACGGCTGAAAAGGTAGGGTGCGACGCGAATGAGGCGACACTGAAGCCATATCCTCTGCAAACTTAGGTGGCCTTAAAAGCCACCATTGCCGCATGGCTAGGTGGCCTTAAAAGCCACCATTGCGCCTGCGGGCCGCGTTAATAATGGCCCCCACGCGGTTGGCCTGTACCTCCTCCTCCGTAATGGCAGCCTCCTTTACAGGCCCAGAAGGCGCCTCCTCTATTGTCTCTTCACGGAGGCGAGTACGCAGGGTCTCCAGCACAGTACCTAGTACGTTCTCTCCCTTCCACTTGGAAGGGTCCAACACAGCGGGACTAGATTCCTCCGCGCCAATACCAGACGGCCCCTCACGAGGATCTGCGTACACAAGGCTATCCGTGCCAGTGTCCAGCAGCTTCTTCTTGAGTTCAGGGTGCTGTTGGAACACTGCGGTATAAATCTCCATCCAGAGTTTCCGTGCATCGGCGGGGTGCTTATCCTCCTTTCGTGTAAGAAGGCGCACTGTGCGTCCCGTGGTGGCCTTCATAATCGCACTGCGAAGGGCATCTTTGCCCATTTCCTTTGCCCTTTCTGCCTCGTAGGCCTGAAGAGGAAAGTTATATTGCGTCTCGCGCACCTGCACCTTTACCGGCCAGATTGGGCTCATAAATCCATTGATCTGCGAGTCTGCATCAAAGAATGTGCGCGCAATACGTCCATCCTTCAGTGCCTTACGGAATGCAATCTCATCCGGTCGTATACCCCCCTCTTCTGCAGCTTCCGCAGCGGCAGCCCCCTCCACCTCTTCATCTGCCACATACCGCCCATGAGACTGCTCGGGCTTGAAATCATAATACATGAGACGATAGAGCTCTTTGCCGAATGGATCTCCGTTTGAAAACATTTTGCGCACCTCGTAGACTTTATTGAGCAGAATCTCGCGAGTCACCGGATTATCAATATTCGTAATATCTCGTACTGCAGAGCGAACTGCGTTTCGCTCAATATCAATCTCTGCTACCCGCTGATTTGCGGCAACTACCGCGCGCACTTGCCCTGTTACAGCCCCTCCTGCGGCTTCCGCCCCACGGTGCGCAGTCCAAGCATCGCGGAGCACCTGGATTGCCTGTTCATATCGCTCCTCCACGTCGGATAATACCTCCGCCCGCATTTCTTCCAGCGCCCCCCTCTCTTCAGACGTGAGGGGCATGAAGCGTTTCAGTTGCACAACACCGCCTGGCAGAGGTTTTCCGCGTTTCTTCGCCACAGCTCCCTCTTTCGTTTCTAGATCACCCCCTGCAGTGTAGAAAAAATCAGTATGATTCTTCTTGCGATTCTGATAAAAGACTCGCATAGCCTCCAGAGTCTCCGCTGAATAGGGAGGCTCTGTTAGTGGGCGCGCGAGTTCGGCTGTAGTAGGAGGGGGTACAGCCGCCTCGCCAGCCTCTGGGGCAGCCGCCCCCGCTGCTACATTTGCGACTGCGGTCATAGCGGGACCTTCTGTTTCTGCCATCTGGTCAATGGGAGGAAATACCGTAAGCGATTCCGCCGCCACTGCGTCTACATCCGCGGCCATTCAATACTCCATCCGCCTCACCTTCGGGATTGTGCATGCTGTTCTCCTAACCGTCTTCAGTTTCTGCCTTGCCCTCGCATTTCCATCCCTGTCCCATTTTCTGTTTGGCCTCTTCGGATGTGTCGTAGCTCCTCTTCTAAGTTTCTGCCTCACCGTATTCTGTAATGGCTGCGTGGAATATGTGTCGGAATCAACTGTGACTCCCGCACATATACTGAAAACAGCCTGGATCCCCCCCTTCGGAGTCTTCTGTACCAGCCTCGTCATTCTCCCCCTTGAAATGATGCCATCTCTCGGCTTTCACGGGCCAATCAATACTCTCGTAGCAACATTTATTGGTGTGAATTTTCTTATTACAGCCCTTCTTCAGATCTACGCTGCAAAGGTGGTGCAGCATCAGGCAGTGACTTCTCCTGCGCCCTCCTCTTCAGACTCATCCCCTCCAACATAGAGATAATATCCTTTCGGGAGGCGTTTTGCGCTAGTCGCAGCCGCGCGACGGCGCCCTCCTCCCGTTGCCGGCCCCGAAACAGGAAGTGGCTTCACCAGATTCTTAGATGTTGGCACCACTTCTTCTACCTCTTCCATGGGCTCAACTAGCTTTCCACGCAGCCCACTCACCGCAGTTGTCAAGGATACGGCCGCCGATGCTGATTGCACCAGGTCAGTAGGAGTATCAGGCAGCGACACACGCCCTATAAAGTAGCTTACAAATGCCCAGGTAATGCAGAATAGCCAAAAAGGGAAAATAGTAGTATCCTCGCGGTGCAGGCCGAACTCTTTCCACTTTCCATCCCTATCAAACATAAGGGTGGGGCGAAAAAACAGGGCAACCGCAATACCTGCAAGGTATACAACTGTACTAAAGAGTAGAACCCTCATCTCTATCGCGGGGCACGAAACTTAAGTCCTGCAGAGCGACCGCGGCCCGCCTCAATCTACAAAATCAGCCCCATCTCCAACTTCATACCCATCCTCTGCTCCAACCCCTCCCCCGCCGTAGTTCTCTTCATGATGGAACTGCTCCATAGCTGCTCGCATCTGGGCACCCTCTATGAATCCTTCTGCCATACCCATCGCCGCACGCTCTCCGCGCTCCCGCTCATACTGCGCCTCATCTAAGCGATAAATGGCCTTTGTTCCACCAACAGCGTAGACCCCCAGGCCCAAGTTCTGGTTTCGCTTGTTAATCGCCTTCTCCTCTGGAGTCATTGTTTCCCAGCGACGGAATACTGCTATCTTCTCAGCCTCCGCACGTTTTGCAAGCATTTCCTTGATTTGATCCTGTGTGTAGTTGAGTCCCTCCGTTTTCAGGCGCTCCAAGCAGACCTGCAGAATGCCAATAGGAATACGTGCAGTGGCCTCCACAACTCCTCCGCGGAGCCCCGTTCCCTCCGTCGCCGTAGGAGATATCACATTCGGATTGACAAACTCCGCCAGGATTCCCGTAACCAGTGCTCCTACAAGATAGGACATACCCATCGCGCCCCCTGGGATCAGATTCGCCCGCATCTCGCGCTGGAGAATCGGTAACACAACGGCCAACTGCTTTCGGGCAGAGTCCAACTTTGCAAGGGCATACCCTTTAGAGCTCTGTTGGAGGGTTCCTAAGAATCGCAGGCGCCCATGCAGCTCCTTGTGAATATCGTCCGCTACACCAGGCGGCAAATCCTGCTTATTCAGAACGCGGAAGGAGTCTGCCTTGAAGCCAGTCACAATCCGCTGAAAGGTTACTAGGAAATACGTCCGCATGGACTCTGCAACCTGCGTAGGGGGGCTGTCCAGGAGTTTCTCAAGCGCCTCCTTATATTGAGTTCCATCGCGCCCGAGGCGCTTCTCTATTGCATCCATCGCACCGTGCACATAGTTGGAAAGGGGGCCGTATGCCTCCGCCACAGAAGAGGAGTCTCCACCAGGAGGCAGGCGCGCCACCCGCTCCGTTGTATCGGCCAACAGGCTGCGCCATCCCTGGAATGGTTCTGGTTCTGTGCGCATCAGACGATCCAGCAGTTCCATACCAACAACTGGCTTGATAAGGGCTGGCATACCCACTCTATAGGCATTGTGAGTGGCATCCAGGAGCTCCTGGAAGTTCTCTTTACTGGATACGGGAACACGCTGCGACTCCAGGGCCGCCTTTCCGCGCGTAATAATCGCATCCATCTCCGCGCGCCATTCCTTCATCATCTCTTTTCCACGCCCACTATCACTGGAAAGGGGGGGCGCAGGAGACTCCGTATAGGGGGACTCAGGAAACTGAAATGCACAGTGGGGGCAGACATTTGTATACCCTGGCTCGTGAGGAAGGCCCTTGCGTGGTCCATCATAACAGACCTTCAGATATACGCGATACAAAAGATCTTCTGGTGTCGTGGCCAGAATACGCGTAATAGGTCGTGGCGTGTAGCGAAACATGACCTGGCTGTCATGCTGGCCGACTGGCCCAAGCTTCGTTGGCAGTGTAGGAAGAGATCCCTCCTTCCCTTTCCAGAATGATCGAGGATTTGAAACCGTCGTAGTGCAACAGCTCGTTTCTGAATAGGGCGTGTCCTTGATGTACACACCGTTGAGGCGCGCCAGCTTATGCCCCTCCTGTATCCACGCCTGCGCCTTCTCTCGGTCCCCTGCTGCATCTGGCACCACCATCGCCTTTGCGGCCTCCTCGGGCTTAATGGCGTAGGGGACAGGCCTGAATCCGGGTGGAATCGTCTCTACCAATGCCCCAGCTCCCTCTACACTTCCATACCGTTTCTCGTAATACACCCTCTTTTCAGTTAGCATCACTTGCACTGCCGACGTTTTGAGCGCCTCGGCTGTAATCCCAACAAGGTAGTTTGAAATCACCTCCTGCCTGCGTTTATCGGCCGCAATCGTCTGAAATCCAGTCAGGGACCACGGTGCAGTCATATCCTTTATTCCGCTGATCGCACACGCCACGTAGTTGATGCACGTTTTATCCTCTGCGTTTCCGAGGGGATATCCTGTGAACCCAGCCACACAGCCAGGGATCGTATGACGCGGGACATAGTCAGGCACGTGTGTCTGTATCTCTATTACAACGTGCACACCAGTTGCTGCCACAAGAATCTGGTTGATTTTGACATCATAATCGGCAATCTTCTCACCCTTCGCTGCGCGGGCACGGGCCATTGCCGCATACTGATCACGGCTCGGCTGCTTCAAAATCTCTGCCTCCACGCGCTTAATGATTCCAGCATACGCCTTTGGATCAGGATAGATTCCTAGGCGCTCAAATATCTTCGCAGCGGCGGCGTAGATAATCTTCTGCTGGTCGGTCATTTTCTGCGTATCAGTTGGATTCAACCCCTTCACAACTCCCTCTTCAGTTCCCAGCACCTCATCCAGCGCCTTTTCTTCGGATGTCTTCTCCTCTGTTGCAAGCGCGGCGGCGGTGGCCGCCATAGGCACTCCATTCTCATTGAACTCCATACCACGGTCATAATCAATCTCTGCCATACTTTGGCCGCAGTTCTTGCACATGTAATGCCCGCCTGACTGACCACGACTGAACTCAAGAAGGAGTTCCTTGCGAACCACCTCGCGCTCGCGAGGATGCCTGTATTCAATGAGAAGAAGCTCTTCATGATAACATAAAAGGGTGCGGTCACATGTATTACACATCACCCAGTTTCCCTCGCGCCCCTTTTTGTAGTTGGTCAGAAATCCAGAGAGCAGTGCCATGCGCTCCTGCTCGTTTTCTAGACGCCGAATACTCTCCAGATCCTTCACGTGAGGGCAGGTATTCGGTGTGGGAATCTCGCCCGCCATTTCGTTATTCAGCTTCTTCTTCATTGCATTCCGCAGAGCCTCTAAGAACTGGTCGCGCACACGCCGATTGCGTTCACGGGCAAGAGGGCCAGGCTCTCCCGCAAGGGCCGCAAACATGAGGTCCGCCATCTCCGCAGCAATACCGGCGACGATGGCAATATCGCTCGCCTTGTAGGCAGGGAGCTTCTGTGCAAGCTCCTCCTTTTTCATGGCGAGCAGGGGCTCTGCAGAGAGGACCGCCATCAATTCCTCAAGCGCCTCCTCCTGGAGGAATGTATCTGTCTGCAGACGAAGCGCGAGCACCTCCTTTTTGGATTCTTCAATATTCTCCTTGATATGCTGCTTAATCGCCGCGCGAAATGACTTAATCTTATCCACTAAGACCTCCTGTTGATCCGCATTCAGCTCGCGCTGAGTAATCCCCAAGCTTTTCGTCTGTACACGTGCATCACCGAGGCCCTTGATTGTAAGAGGCTGCGCCTTCAGCCAGTCCTCTATTCCGATATTTCCTTCCGTATTTCCATCCACTCCCACGGAAAGAATATTTCCTGCCGATGGTTCATCGGGAATCCAGTCAAGTTCCGTCATAATCTCGCGAATCGTCTTAAAAGGGCGGTGGCTATTTGCAAGATCTTTGGCCAGGGATCCACTGCGCGTTGCGCCAAGGTCCCGCTCTACAGAAAGTGGAAAGAGCAACTGATTCACCAGCACACCCTCCTCTCCAGATTCTATACGAACAGGGGGCTCGGATGCCTTCAGGCGAGTCTCCCGTGGTCCGAGACCTTTCAAAATAGATGGGCGAACACTTGTAATAGAATCTACCGATGTGAACTTCTTTGCCTCCATATCGCTCGGCAATCCGTCTGCAAGTACCTCCTCGCTTTTCGGTACAGGGGCGCGGAAAAACTCCTTGTCACCTCCAAAGAGGATTGCCTGCCCTGCAGCCCCCTCTCCAGAGATAAAGGTGCGCATATATTTACGAAAGAATGCCTCCCATGTGAGGTACCAGGCCGGCAGCGCCCCTGCAACCTGACCCTGAACCGCGGTCCCTCCCAAATGTGTGAGCAAGAAGTTATTCTCAGCCTGGATCGTCTCGTGTTGCAGATGGATATCAACGGATTTGGTCCCTGCCACGGCAGGGGCGGCTGCATCCACAGGTGGCGGAATAATAAAGAGACTTTTGTCAACATTCAACACTGGGCGTGCCAGAGGAATATCCACTTTGTTCAGAAGCTCCGCAATCGTCTGAAAAGAAGTCGTGAGTTGGCCATCGGGATCTCCCGCGGCAGTATACTTGACAACTTCATTGCGGAGCAGAAGAAGCTGTTCGCTGAGTTGGCGAATCTCCCTCTGCCGCCGCGGAAGTTTCTGCACATTCTCGTCCAGGAGTTCCAGCAGGCTCGTGATCATTTCATTCCGCTGCACAGCGTCTGGATACGTGCGGTCCTCCGCGGAAATCAGGGTGAGTCCTGCGAATTCTTCTTCCACCTCTTCAGCCGCCGCTGGAACATCTATATTCTCAAACTCACCGAACCCATCCTCTTCAGACCCATTTGCTACAGCGCCATTTCCCTCCGCAACCCCCTCTTCAGGACTCGCCTCATAACGGGGTCGGAGAACAACAAGCGGTTCCTCACTGCGCTCAATCCCGCGATGGAACTCGGAGCGAAAATGAAGCTCTTTTCGCCCCCCTGTCTCGTCCTCCATAACCATGGTGTCTTCACCCTCATTGATTTCGCGGATGCGATACCGGATTCCAGGTGTTCCATCCGCCGCAAATGTCTCTGCAATCTGATCTACCTGTGCATCAATCTGAGCCACAAAGGCGGGGCTTGCCGCCTTGGAAAGGAGGTAGAATGATTCCACACCAAGACTCTCTGCCAATCCACCATCCTCTAATGGAATATCAACAACACGGTCGGAGAGACCGTCAGGCAGAATGCGTATCAGTTCGCTATCCATATAGTAAATACGCCCCCTCGTTTTGTCCAGCTGACCCCCTTCAATATACACCCTATCGCCCAACTCAAAGGTTGGGACCTCCTCTCCAGCAGCCGCAGTGTTAGACATGGCCTTCCTATTGAAATGGCCTAAACTTTAAAGGGGTTTGTGGCGCGAGGGAGCCGGCAGTCAAAATTGATGGCCTAAGCGCTGTATACGACAACTAGTATTAGGAAACATGTCAACCATTGCGCCTATTCCGATTCACACATTCTCTGACCTGCGCTCCCGCTTCCCTTCCTGGGAAGCCCTCAAGCAGCATCTTACATCAGCGGCAGGTGGTGGCCTGCGGGTGATTGACCCCGCGCCTGGCTCCCCTTATGCAGTCATTCGCTACGTGAAGGGGCAATCTGATTTCGCACAAGCGGGTCAGTTTCGTTCCGTTGTCTGGGATACGGAGCGCGGCCTTCCCGCCTGCGTAGCCCCCTTTAAAGCTGAAGAGGGCGCGCCCCCTACCGGCGTAGCATTCTCTGTAAGCGAGTTTGTAGATGGATATATGGTGAACGCATTCGTGGGGCGGGGTGGAGTTCTAGAGGTGGCCACCCGCACTCAACTCGGTGGGGGTAATACGTTTTACGGAGAAAAGACCTTCGGTGAGATGTTTGATGATGCCCTCGCCACTACCCCTCTTAAGACACGGGCTGGTGTTGCGGCAGCCCTAGGAGAGGGGGGGTTTGTCAGTTTCGTTGTGCAGCACCCTGATCATCGGATCGTAGCAAAGGTGGCCCGACCTGGTATTCGCGTTGTGCATGTGGGGACGGTAGATGCGGCGACAGGGGTGGTTACCCTTGTAACTGGCGGGGCTGGAGCTGGGGCCTTCACAGATCTCTGCATTCCTGGCACGTCAAAGGAGTATTCTACTGCAAAGGAGATTGAGGATGTGATGCAGCGCATGGCCATGCAGGAGGGTTGGCGCTGGCAAGGCCTCTGCTTTCAGGATGCGGCCGGCCGCCGTTGGCGTGTGCGTTCTCCTACCTATACAATGCTGCGCGAGCTGCGGGGAGCGGAGGCCAATGGCCTTGACCGTTTCCTGCGTCTGCGGGCGGAGCGAAAGGTGGGGGACTATCTCAAGCACTACGCGGAGGATCGCACGGCATTCTGGGGATTTGAGCAAAAGCTGCGCGCCGCTACAGAAGGTGTGCTTGCCGCCTATGGCGATTGCCACAAGGCTCATGCGGTGGCCTTCAAGGATCTCCCCACAGCGGTGAAGCCCGCAGTGTATACTGTGCATGTAAAATGGCTGCAAGAGATGCGGCCAAAGGGCCACGCCGTGCGTCTCCATACGGTGGTTGAGGCCGTAAATGCCCTGCGCCCCTTTGAACAACGTCGCCTCGTGGAGGCCGGCGTCTACGTGGCACAGGCCCCTGCGCGGGTATCCCCCCCGCCTACACAGTCTGACGCCCCAGCGGGGGCATCGGTCTAAAATAGGGGGGCGCAGCTGGAGCAGAAGGTGCGGGGGGTGGTACCATTCCATAGGTAATACCTCCCAAAAAGGGAGTTTGAGGGAAGGCGGGGGTGGCTGGGCGAACAGACAACATCTGCACATTCTCCTCTAAAATGGTGACGCGTTGGCGAAGAGAACACATACATTTACAGAATGCAGCCAGCGGTATGGCAATAACACTCACCACAACAGGCACTAAAATGGGCAAGGACTCCATTCCCTTTTTAGTATCTTCACAGAGATATTTCTTTAGCGCCTCGTGCCCCCGCTGCGACCCAGCATATAGAGTCCAGCTAATACACCGAGGCCAATGACAAATACAGGCAAATTCACCAATACAATCCCCTTTTCACGATATTTAGTGGGGACATTGCATATAGGACAATCTTCTATGACTTGAATGTCCGTATCATGATCCTTTAAAGCATAGGAGGGAGTCTTCACTGCCGCATGTTTCACTGTGAGAACCTTACCCAGCTCGCTGTTCAAACAGGCATACATGTCCACGTGCATATCAATGGGAAATGCATTCTCAAGAAGGCGCTGGGCCCCTCGTTTTGAAATGAGGTACCCTGTAAAGGTCGTGCAGACATTTGTGGTCCAGGGTCCATACACATTCTCCTTCACAGCATTCGGCATGGGTTTCCCTTTAGAGTCATAGTAGTAGTCATGCACCCAGGAGAAAGACCAGATATCGGGCTGATCAGGAAGCAGCGTGACATCCTTCATCGCAGTGTGAAGATTCTCCGTGAACCCAGAAGGAATCACAGCGTCATCCTCAAAAACAATGGCGTAGGGCTCCTGGCGTTCCAGAAACTTCTTCCAGACAGTTGTGTGACTCAGGTAACATCCAACCCCGCCGGCGGAGTCCAGCTCCTCGTGGTCGCGGCGCGTATGCTCCTTTATATTTCTCTTCGTCCGCAGAGAAATACGCTCATCCTTTTTGATATCAATCGCGGAGCCATTGATTCCCTCAAATCGTTCAAATCCATACAGGGCCTTGAGTCGACCAAGCTCGGGCTGGGATGAAAAACGCTCCCATCGGTCCGCCCGATGTTTCAGATTAATGCAATATATATGGATTTTACCCTCCATATTCTCCTACTAATCCCCTTTATAGTTTGATGGCGGGCGGCGCGGATCCCGCCCACATGGCCGCCCACCCCTTAAACATCTGGGCGCACTCGCGTGCGGCCTTCGCCACTGCGGCGCGTGCATCCGAGTCCTTTCCAGAGTCAACTCCTACACGGAGTACCATCTCATCGCGAAGAGGGTGTGGCACCTTGTACCCTACAAAGGTGATTTGCTCAGTGTCAACCTGATTCTGCTCCATAAAGGTCTGGAGCAGATTTCCAAGGGTGTGATCCTCTCCCTGAAAGATGAAATCAAAGCCCTTCATACGCGCGTCGGCAGGGAGCACCTTGAGTCCCTCAGGGAGGTCGCCCGCATCAACGGAAGCATAGCGAAGCAGCTTCGCTACGAGAATATCAATGGCACGCCCAACCACATATACGGGATCCAGAACACCAACGCTTTCAACGATGAAATCAAAGGAGTAGGGCTCCCCGCGCTCGTCCATTTTATAGACACGCTGGATCTCCATGGTATTAAACTCCCTTTCCAGCTCCCCCTTCTTTACCTCATTGCTCTCAAGCTCACTTGGATTGACCTTCTTATAGGTCTGGAGCCAACGTGTAAAGAACTCCTTGCGTCGTTCGGGATCATCGTCACGGGTATATCCATATGCGCAGCGAGATGTCACAGGCATGAAGGATGCATGTTCACGCCCTGTGCCAATCGTTGCACGAGCTGTAAAGGAGAGCATCTCAGGTTCCTGTGAGCCGAGACGACCCTTCAGTACGGCCAGAAGCGTCGTATCCTGTGTGACACGGTCGGGATGAAAGAACTCAAGGCTAGGAACCTTCAGGGGCTCTTCCTCGGGTCCACGATTCTTATAGACTTCAATATCGGCGGCAACAACATCTCGGGGCTCAGAAGAATCATTTTTGACTTCCAGCTTGAATGAGAAGTCATCGGGGTTCCAGTTGAGAGGATCAGAGATATGGAGAGGAATAAGGCCAATCCGGTGGGCGAGCATCTCATTGCTCATGGGAGTGCTGTTCTTGAAGAGTTTCACATCTGCAGTACTTCCGTCTGGCAGAATATTTGCACGAAATGCAATTGTCTCCACTTCCGTAATCATAGTACGACGGAGGGTATTGGCATAGCTGACGTGGGTAGGAGAGAGGGTGAATTTGAGAAGGGTGGACTCGTTGCCACGTGTGATGTTACGAAAGATGCTCTCAGGGGATGGGGCAGGAGCAGCTACCCGGCCCTTCACCTGTGCAGCCGCGCGCTCCGCGCGGAGCTGTGCAAGAGTCTTTCCAGCAGATGCAGTAACAGTGGACATATTCCTATTCGGTATAGGCTCTTTCTTAGGCACACGGTGGCCTCAATTTTGGCGTTGGCGGGGGCGTTAGTTGCCTCCCTGCGGCTACTCTGCGAAAGAGATGAAGTTATCAAAAGTAGTGGGAGTGACTCCATATGAATAGGCAGGCGTCCAACATATGTTTTTATAGTAATCGCTGCCAATGGTGCAAAGCCTTTATTACAGAGCTTGCGCAGACAAAATGGAGATCAGAGTTCCGATTCGTCTGTGTTGATCCAGGTCCTACCCGGCCTCAGCTTCCTGGTTGGCTGAAAAAGGTGCCGACGATTGTCATTGCTGGAGAGGCTGAGCCACGCACGGATTCGGAAGTCATGAACTGGCTCTATGAAAAGAAGATGCGCGAAGGTGGGGAGGGTGGAGGCGGCGGGGGCGGTGGAGGAGGGGGTGGACAGGTCGCCGGTGAACCATCGGCCTTTAATGTGGCTGAAAACACGAGTTTTGCGAAAGGGTTCGGCTATAGTGGCCTCAATGCAGATACAAGTTCACAGGGCAACGGCGGAGAAACGATTCCTGGGGCATTTGCATTTTTGCGGGGGGCAGAATCACCAGGTGATCGTGCTGGACAGGAGTATCCTGGAGGGGGGGGAGGGGGCGGAGGCGGAGGCGGAGGAGGGGGCTCCCAGCGCCGCTCCAAAAAAGAGGAGATGTTTGACAAACAAATGGAGGCGTATCAGCGTGATAGGGAGCGCGGCATGCCCGCACGCGGCCCTCCACGCATGTAAGAGGATAGAGCTTCTACCCGTTATAATAACAAATCAGACGATTCAGACCATTGTCCTCCACGATCCAATGCGCGGAGGGTCTTCGCCCGCCCGCCCAGCCCACCACTTTTGAGAGCGTAACAGGATCCTGCACATGGTATTTACACTGACCCTTCTTCCATCTGTATGGCACGGAAAGGATCAAATCCTTTCCAGTGGCGAACAGTTTTTGCAGAAAGCTTGCGGGATCATCCAGGTGTTCTAGCACTTGAAGACAGAGTACCAGATCATAGGATTTGTCTGGAGTCCACTCCAGGAAGTCGGCAACTACGTGGCGCACACCATGTGTCGGCTTCACTGCCACACGATCAAGTGTGACTCTCTCCTTTGAAGGGGGGAGGCGTTCAAGGACCGGCGAGCGGCGAGCCCCAACGTCCAAAATACTCCGGTAAGATAATGCTTTGATAATCTCTAAAACAACCCTGTAATAGTTCATGGCTTTCCTCTCATTATAATACTCTTCCGCAATCCGCTCCTGCCCTTGTCCCTGTTCCATCTACTGCGTAGGGCTAAAGCATTTTTGATTCTACACCACAGGAAGTCATGAGCGCGCTCGGTGCATTTAATACTCAGTTGATTCGCTTCTTTCAGGAGCTGAAGGACACCTTTCCCGAAGAACGGGACATTCGTGTTGCCCTGGAAGCCATTGAGGCCGTTAAGAAAATCAACCCGAAAATGATCCTGGAACTCTTCTACGAACATGTCTATAAAGGTGTGAATGATGCCCTTCAGCGTGACGACGAGGAATTCGTTGTCACCTATGCCCGCCAGACGATTCAGGGACAATTCAATGAAATGTCCGCTGCGCTCATCATCTTTGATAAGCACTGGCCGAACATGACGGATGCAAATCGCAAGGCGATCTGGAACTACCTGAAGGTTCTCTGTATCCTTTGTGACAAGGCTCGCGCGGCACGTGTTGGCTTTTAAAGGGGGTAAGAGGGATAGAGTCGGCCATATATAAATGATATCTCCAGAGCAAGCACACTTTCTCTGGAGAACATCATGGTTTTCATTAGGGTCAAGCCTATATGCCCTTTATAGGGGTCATTATGACTTTTTCCTAGTTCCAGGTGGGGTATTTCTCACATCTATTAACTATTGGGGTGCACACCACGATGATTGGAGGCGTCGCCTAGATATGTGCTATGTATCACTTGCATTTCTCTATCAAACGCTTGCAGCCACTTCTGCTGAATACGCGGCTCTATACTATTTCCTTTCCGTGCTGGGTGTGATCAGTTATCCTGCTGGATGGTATTATTACAGGCAGGGGGATGTATGGATGTCCGTGTATGTGCATAGCCTAATACATAGTATTGGAAATGTTGCCAATGTGGCCCTCTATTCTGGCTGCATTCGCGATTGCGAGGCCACGTAAAAGGATGTCACTGACTCTTCCGAGAACTGAAAAGGATGTCTGCTTCTGCCCCTGCCCCTACCGCTTCAGGCCCTTCCACGTTGGAACTGACATTTCACAAGAAATTCAAGGAGTTCGCGGCGGACCTTCAGGGTACCTTTCCAGAACTGGAGGCGGCTGTGCAGGCCGCCCTGGCTGTCCCTGCAGAGGTCGCGGTGAAGGCCTACGCGGAACACGTGATGACCAAACATGCAGCACCCGGCGATGGACTCGCCTGCCCCGGCGTTGTGCTGCCTGGTGTAGTGATCACGGAAGCCCTGTGGGCCTCCGTGGGTGAAAAGACGAAAAAGGCTGTGTATGATTATCTCTCTATCCTGGACTTGTCTGCACTGTATACGTGTGGATTTGAGGGGTTGGGAGAGGAAGAAGGGGCCGAAGGCGCAGCAGGAGGATTCTCTAAAGAGTGGGCTGATCGCGTGATGCGCGATTGGCGTGGGCGCCTGGACCGTGTGGACTTTGACGGCCTCACGAGCAAATTCATGAAGTTCTTCGGTGGCGAGGGAGGGGCGCTGCCTCCTCTGCCTGAAAAGTTCTTAAAAGGAAAGTTGGCTAAGCTCGCGGAGGATATGGTGCGCGAATTCAAGCCTGAGGACTTTGGACTCCGGCCAGAGGATGTAGAGGCCGTTGAGAAGGATCCCACGCGCGCTTTTGAGATTCTGATGCAGGCCTCAGGGACCAACCCCGCCCTTCTCCAGAAGGCCCTGGCCCGCGTGGCCAAGAAGCTGCAGGACAAGGTCGCCAGTGGTGCCCTCAGGCCTCAGGAGCTTGTTGCCGAGGCAGAGGAGCTCATGAAGGAGTTCCAGTCCCACCCGGCCTTTGTAGAGATGATGGAAGGCTTCCGTTCCGCATTCTCTTTTGATGATACGGAGTCTGCACAGGCTGCAGGGCGTGACGGTGAAAATCGCCTATCTATTGCCCGTGCTCGCCTGCGCAAGAAGCTGGATGCCAAGAAGGGTGGAAAGAAGTAAGCAGTTGCGCGCCAAAATGCTTAACGGAGCTAGAACTAGAGAAGGCCCCTAGCCGTTATGACCAAACATACACTCTGTCAACCCTATGTTTGGGAAAATCCGAACGTGCTCCTGGAATCAGGGCTCACATGGCGGATACACAAGGACGGCCCCTGTGTAAGTGAAATTGTAAATCAGATTGTACTCCTCTACAGCCTTGCCTTCCTCACAGGTGCTATTGTTACACTGGCTGTTGGAAGCAGTATGGCGATGACTGTCAGTATCGGGGCAGCCACCCTTTTCAGCTTACCATCTTTTTGGGCACTGATTACGATTCGTAGGGGAGTAGAAGAGGGGTTCCAGGGGGCGACTGCAGTTGCCCCTACTGCGGTTGCATCTGCAGGAGTTCCCGATGGTATCTATCATGTGATTGGTGGAGGCGGTGCGCTGGCATCTAATACCCTGCCAACGGCTCGTAACCCGTTTATGAATGTGCTGATTGATGAAATTAAGTATAATCCTACGCGCCCGGTGGCAGCCTCCGTGCTGGATCCGAGTGTGAAAGTGACCTTGGACGATTTCTTCCGCACAGAGTTTAACGCCGATCCTACTGACGTGTTCGGTCGTTCTCAGAGTCAACGGCAATTTGTGACTATGCCCAGTACCGGTATCCCGAATGATCAAGAGTCTTACCAAAACTGGCTCTATAAGATACCTGGTAAGACCTGTAAAGAGGGGGGAAGGGAAGCCTGTCTCCCCGGAACCGACGGCGGGGCGCTGCCTTGGATGAACTCCGCGCTGTAAACAGCGCCCTCTAGCGGCGCAGGCGCTGTGTTTGCAGTTTCGCCCGCTGCCCTTTTTTGCCACATTTTACGCTACGCAGAGTCCGCCCCTTCGTTTGGAGCACACTCTTTGTACAGATGGCAATCGCAGCCGACTCACGGGCTCGCGCAGGTGATACCCCTTTTCCAGAGCCTTTGCGCAGGGTCACAGACCGTCGCACAGCCTTAATGCAGCCGCAAAAGCGGTTCGCCTGTCGCATGCTCCGCGTTTTGACCATTCTAGTTTAGGCAGCGGAAAAGTATCGTATTACACCAGAATAGGATGCAGATCAACCGCCTTACCCACACAAAGGATGATTCCTGCGGGATTGAGCAATACTACCGCCAGTCTATCGGCCCCGGCGCCTACACGACGACAAACCTCGTGCCCGCTGCCCGCGATGTGAATCCTGCCGCTGCAAAGGAGCTGATGATCTACGCACGTGAGGGATTCGGTGCAAACAATCGCCAGATTGACGTGGAGTCCGTGCTGAAGAACCAGCCCGAATTCAACAATCAGCGCTGCAATATCCGCAACCAGGCCCGTCCCTTCTTGGGTGTGCCGTATATGGGCGGCGGTCGCGGCAATCCGGATGTGGAGAGTCTTCTGCTTCACTCTGAACAGGTGCGCCAGGGCAAGGAGTGTGGCACCGTAAGTGAGCAGCAGTTTGACGGTGTGTTCGTTCCTTTGATCCCCGTGGTGAAGAACAATATCCAGAAGCCTGAGAACCTGATCCCTGAAATGGCAGCACCTGGGTGGATTCGCGGCGGACTCCCGAGTCGCAGTTATATCCGTGACGTGAACTGCTGAGGGGGCATACTGCCCCCTCCACCCCCTGCTGGCTATGTGGTCGCAAGCGACCACCGCTATATGCCTGCGGCGCAGAAGCTAGTCGCAACCCCCTTTAAAGGGAATGGCTGCGAAACGTAACAAAACAAGAAAGAGCAAGGTCCGTAGTATCTGTCCCTGCTCTCCCGATGTTGGTGATTGTCCGCGTTGCTGTAGGAAAAGCAGGCGGCAAAGCCGCCGCGCCCCACGCACAGCGATTTGAGCTCACGCATAAGAAATGTCCTTTACTGTGCCAAAGCCTCCCGAGTGGCCCAGGCTCCCCCTCTATAAAAAGATTCAACACTATCGCAATCATCTGGATGCCCGCTTTTTCCCCTTTGTAGATAAACTTGAGGCAAAGCGTATCGTAAAAGAGGTATGCGGCGATGCCATTGAAGTCGCCCGACTTGTGCGCGTGCTCGCCACTCCAGACGATTTACGGCAGGAGGATCTCCACCCAGAACATATCATTAAAGCAAGCCACGGCTGCAAATGGAATATCAATGTCACGGAGCAGACAGACCTGAGCGATGCCAAGACACAGTTGAGTACTTGGAACTGCCCCTACAATTCAGACGTAGAACGGCAATATGCCTTTCTAGAGCCCCGCTTCTTCATAGAGGAGAAAATCAACGACGTGCACAGTGGCCGATCAGGCCACGCACTTGTCTACATGATTCGCTGTATACATGGAATCCCAGTCACGATTGGCGTAAAAGGTGATGGTGATGCACAGAATAGCTACGACCTTGCCTGGAATCCCATCGTGCCCCTCAGCCTCCCCTTTTCAGTTCCCATGCCCCCACAGCTGTACGAAATGTCCGCCCTTGCAAAACAACTCTCCAAACCGTTTGAGTTTGTGCGCGTTGATTTTCATCTAGCTGCAGATGGCCGCATCTTCTTCAGTGAGTTTACCTTTACCCCCGCAGGGGGGTCCAGGCTCTACCCACACGCTTTAGAGAATATGCTCGGTGCTATGTGGACTTGATCCCTATAAAATAACGGAGGGCCCACGGAATGCTGCACGCCGGCCGGCCAGGAAACGAGTGGTCCAGGCCATCGATAATCTCTGCATCTGTGGCAAGGTCAAGGCCGAATAGGTGGCGGACAAAATCCAGCTCGCCCGCAGAATCCTGAGACTTCCAGATATAGTCTCGCATGCGGGTCTGTACACTGAATCCTGCGCGTTCAAGTCCCACCGCATCCTCCTCTTTCCAGAATAATCCGCAATGGCCCAGAGAATTATGTGCGTGCACAAACTCATTCAACCACGAGGCTTGTGGCGTGTCTGCAGCAACGTCTCCTAGTACAAGCCTTCCCCCAGGCTTGAGCACTCGCCAGGCCTCTGCATAAAATCTCTCCCGCTCCTCCCCTGTTGCGTGATGCAGACTCGCAAGGCATAGTACATGTGACGCAACACAGTCCTTTAGAGGGATTGTATCAAATGCCGCAGTTGCCACACCATTTCTCCGCGCAAATTCGGCATTTGTCTCAAACGGTATATGTTCCACGCTGGCAGGCAGCCACGGCCCGATCTCAATGCAGGCCGCAGGAATATTCACAAGACAATCGCCTGCATTCAGCGGGAAACACATCTCCACTGCAGTACGAAACTCCTCCTCTAAGGTGCCCGGATATTGCTTCACTGCATACGTATAGGACTCGGCTCGTCGTGTGAATGTTGTATCATAATCCATCTGAAGGTGTCTACAGCGGGCTGCTTAAGTCAAGCACTCCGCTGTACTAAACGCGATGCTTACTAGAGAGATGGCATCCCTGTCTGAAGCATTTACCAGCCCAAACAATGATGCCAAACTGTTTGAGCGTGCAGAGAATCCTCAGGGGTATGACGAACTTCCCGAGTTCGTACGTCACGTGAAGGAGCGCCGCCACATCCTTGGCCTCGTCGGCGGTAACGAGGTCAGCCGCATTGCTGGCAACCAGGTAGACCTGGAATCCGATCTCCAGGGTATCACGCGCCCGACAACCTGGTCCACGGCGCGCCAGCACCTCCCCCAGGCCGATCCGAAGGTCATTGAGCGGAATACTGCAAAGGGTGTGTTCAAGGTGGACGTGACGCCCCAGCACCTGCCCACCTATCAGCTGTGGGCGTATCCCTCCGTGCTCGCACCCGAGCCCCTGAAGAAGGAGAGCTGTGGCCGCCCCGAGAAGTACTAGAGCGCCGCCCGCGGCATGAATGAGCTATTACGTATCGCAGCTACTCATAATGAGCCATGATAGAGACTCCTTATGATTACCTCATGAATATCTGTACGGCCTGCTATCTGGTCTGCTACGTTCCTGACCTCTACGCAAACTATGTGAATAAAAATGCAAATATCTTGAATATTCCTGAAAAGGTGCTGATCTTCATCGGCACGGGCTTCGCCCTCGCCTTTGCAGTTATCACACAGGATGCCGCCCTGATTACGAACTTCGCCCCCCTTTTTGTGCTTGACGGTGCGTCCATGGGTATGCGCACCTACTATGCCTGTAAGAACAGGCGTCGCTACCTGGAAATAGAGGCCCCTAATGTCTCAGTACAGGATAGCAGCGGTTCCCCACCAAATGATACCCGTCAAACAACAGGCACTCACACGCTCCAAGTTCGATGACTTTCACCAGGCCGACGATATGCGCATTACATCTTACGCCCTCCGTTACTACGTGGCACCTCCGGACGCGAACTGCCCCACGAGCTTCCCCGTGGACGCGACGACCCGGATTCAGAAATCAGGGGCATCTTGGGTGGCCGGCCAGTGGCGCACGGACGTGGAGTCCGACCTCAAAGGTATCAACCGTTTCGGCAGCCGTGTGCGCAGTGACGAGCGCCTCTACAACCCTGAGACGAATGCCATGAACAACCTCCCTCTTCAGCCTGCCCCAGACGAATCCACCCCCCAGCTCTTTCAGCGCCTCGTGAATCCCCCCTGCACCCTCCGTGCCACGGGTTGGAACCGCTGGGAAGCCCTCCCTCACAATCCCCAGCTCAACTTTGAAACTCCCTTTGACCATTTCATCCCTTCTCGTAGCCTGGATAAGGAGCGATGCAAGACACATAAGGGCTTCGGCGCTGAGTAGACTTCCCCTCATTTGTACGATATCGCAAAGTTAGATGCGCCGCCATGCGCACCTCATTTTGCGTCCTCCCGATAGAGATAATGGAGGCAGTTGCCCTGTTTGCAATGGCCGGTTTAGGATATGTTGTAACACGCCTTTCAGGTAAACCTCAAGAGGAGGGATTTGACGGTAGTTCCGCCGCGCGCGGACCCGCTGACAACCCTCTCACCCAGGCTCCTCAGGGTGCTGGGCCCCGCGCCCCTATTCAGGAACTGGACCTTCGCTATCAGGATCTGATGGGGCGCGCTGCACCCCCTTCTGAGCCCAATCCCGGCCTTCAGGGAACACTTCTGAACTACGCCCCTCCTGCTGTGCGCACAGTGCCCATGAATCCCTCTCTTCAGCCCCACCCTGAGCCCATAAACTCTGCGACCCCCGATGTGGCTATGAACCCAGCTGGTATTGAGGCGCCACCCACCTATGTGGATGGCGAGTATGTGGTGAGCCAGCTCACAGGAGAGCGTATTTCCGCTGGCGAGTTCACACACAACAACATGGTCCCCTTCTTCGGAGGTCGTGTGCGTCAGAATGTAAATGTAGAGGCCAATACGAGTCGGCTGGATGACTACACTGGTGCGGGTAGTGTACAGATCGCAAAAAAGGAGATTGAGCCTATGTTTAACAATGCACAGACACCGTTTGGTAATCCCTTCGGTATGGAATCCAGTACCGACTTCGTACAGTCCCGTATCGTGGATCCTCGCGCCCGTAACGGTGAGCGCCCTTTTGAGCCTGTGCGTGTGGCCCCTGGTGTAAACGAGGGCTTCGCCGCAACTGGAAAGGGGGGATTCCAGCAGTTTGAAGTGAATCAATACATGATTGATAATATCCGACGCACGGATGACCTGCGCACGTCAGATAATCCCAAACAGACCTATAATCAGCCCGTAGTACCAGGTCAACATTTCATTGGTGGGGCTGCGGAGAATGCTGGAGAGGTGCGCAAGTATCGCCCTGATACCTTCTACATTGATGAGAGTGGTGAGCGATTCGGTGCGGCTGGACAGGAGGGGCAGACAAAGGAGACGTCACGCCCAATCCAGGTCATGAAGCACGTCACACGTCCTGAGACGAGCTCCGAGTTCATCGGCCCCGCCTCCTCTCAAGAATATGGAGAGTCCTACGTAACGGGCTCCTACCGTTCCCCTATGGCACAACAGTATGGGGGTGCAGGATTCCGTAATGCGGATATGACGACTTACACTAGCGCCGACACGGATGCTGCAGAGAATGATTATGGACGCAGCGGCTACGAGGTGCGCCCCAATGAGCGCAACCTGACCTCGGAGCGCACGATGGGTCTCAACTTGGTGCCTGCAGAGGCGGGTGCAACGACGGTGCACTACGATGATCCGAACCGCCCTACACGCCGTCAGGAGACGGTGGGTAATCTGCGCCAGAGTGGTACCCCTGTGGGCTACGCACAGGGTGCACCGGCCATCACTGTATGGGATCCCAATGACGTGGCGCGCACAACGGTGCGTGAGGGTACGATCAACTGGAACTGGTTCGGCCAGGCCTCTCCTGGCGCGGACGGCCCCAGCCGCCTGAAGGTCTACGATCCAGAGGATATTGCCCGCCCCACGCAGAAGCAGCAGCTCTCCGCAAAGTCCGAGTATTTCGGGGCGGGTAATGCCGTGAACCGTGATTTCACCAGCCACGATGCCGCATATAATATGCGCACGAACCCGAACAGGGAGCAGATTGCGGCGGGTCGCGATCCCATGCACGGAAACGGCGGGGCCCTGGCCGTCTTTGACGGCAATATTCACCAGACTACAAAGAAGATTGATTCCGATATTGTGAATGACCGCACGAATGCTGTGAATCGCGTGGTGGGTCTGCCCACTGGTGTGGGCGACCTTGGTCAAGTGCGCCCCCGCGTCCCTCTGAAGCTGGATGTCAGCCGCCAGCGCAATGATAATACTATGGTGGCCGCGGTGATGTCCAATCCTCTGATGGCTACGCAGAACCTGGCGCGAAATGCGGGGCATGATGAGGCCCTCTTGCGCGAGATGCTCGCTTCCATGTAGAGAGGCACCCCCTTTTTAAAAAAAGATAATATTGGCTGGTGAATCGCCAGCAATATTATCTTTTCCCTGTTCAAAGACTAGAATGGGTTCATACGCTCGCGATTTCTACTCTCCGAAAGCGAGTCAGCGCCCTACAGTGGGTGACACGAAGTTCTCCATCACAAACCAGGACCATATGGGATGGATGGCCTGCGATGGACGCAGCCTTTCCGTGTCTGACTATAACCTCCTTTTCCAGGTTGTCGGCTACAAGTTCGGTGGATCTGGAAATCAGTTTATGCTCCCTGATATGGGCGGGCGCGTTCCGGGCGCGATTGGCACCAGCACTGGCGCGACATGGGGTCTTGGTGATATCAGCGGTGAGGAGACCCATACGCTGACGATCGATGAAATGCCTGCGCACAAACATGGCTCTGCAGATGTTACTGGAAATACAAACGGAGATGGAATCACCGACCTGAGTGGTGCACACACGCACTCAGGTACAACAGATCCTGCTGGATATGCTCCTTCGATTGCTTCTCCTGCTACGAGTTTAACAACAATGGATGTCGCTGATAATGGTGGTACTCACGTGCACACGTTTACAACGGGTGAACCCAGTGTGCTCCACCACCACAAGATTGGCAGCACGGGTGGCGGCGCGGCCCACAACAACATGCAGCCCACGCTGTTCCTCGGCAACATGTTCATCTACAGTGGGCGCCCCCGTGTCGGATCCTACCCCTACACGTCCACCTATCCCGCTGCAATCGGTGGGACTGTGCTCTAAAGAGGTTTGTGTCCGCCCCACTCTAACCATACTCGCGCCGCTCCGTTGTGCGTGCCCGCGCAGCCAAATACTGCATATAGTCTGCATACGAAGAGAAGCGAAGGGACTTTTTCTCCCTCGCTTCCCTTAATAGGACTTTATCCGCCTCATAGACAGCTCCCTCTGTAAACGTGCGTGCGCGCACGGGCGCGGCTGCACGCTTGTTCCGAATATAGGTCCATTCTGTCAGCTGCTTGATTTCCGCCGCCGGCAGGGTCCCACGCTGATCCTGGAAGGTCGCCACACGAAAGGTATAGGTGCGTGCCGGCTCCAGGTTTTGAACAGGCATCTCCGCCTTCCCCCAATCATGCAAATAGACCGTCTTTGCTGTACTGGCCTTCACCTCCCCTTGAAAGGTGTAGTCAAACACGAGATAATAGGGTTCGTAGACACCTGTATGGAACAGAATGGAGTCCAGCGCCGGCTGCACAGATTGAAAGTGGATCGTCATGGGGGCAATCGGAACAACCCCCTTTGTAGATTCCACCTGAATAGGGCCGTAGATGCCTGTCCATTCTATTGCGCCTTTTTGAGGAGTCCCGAGCCACGCCCCAATCCTGTAATACCAGGACCCTTTTCCAGTGTCAAGTTCACATGTAAAGACCGTAGGAGGGATCACGAAGGTGCGACAACTCGTTGTGAACTCGGGGTCGCTCGCAATCTGTAGGCTGGTTGCGTGCCATCCTGCAGCGGTTGCAAGTGCTGTCCACTGAAACAGGACCTTTCCAGATTGTGTCGCCGTTGCGGAGGGGTTCTGTAGTAGCATCTATATCGCCACAGAGATTCATATACCTTCAACAAACCGCTGCATTGAATAGAAATGGCCGCCGATGATGCGACCTATGCAGCCGAGTTGGCATCGTATATAAAAGGGCTGAAACCAAAGCAGCAATGCGAGTTTGTGGTCCTTGTCTCTAAATATCTATACCTTCGCGATAAAGGGGATGTGCCACCCCCCCTTACAGGGTTGGACGCTCCTTTTCGTACAGGGAAATATAGGGCAGTAGTTGTGAATCAAACGATTGATGGTATTTTAAAAGAAGTCTCCATACGGGATGCGCTGAGCAATTTAATGTCTGTGTGCACGGATGAAAAGCGGGCAGGAATGGTAGACAAAAAAATAGCGGCGCTCAGCGCTAAAGAGCCGTATCCAACGATGGACGAGTTTAAGGCTGTTTTTGGAGATCTTACTCCGGTCCCTGTTGCAAAGGCTCCTGCGAAAGACCCTTTTAGTAACTGGGAAACTCTCTTTGCAGTATCAACTAATACAAAACCTTCTGCTGCGCCTAAGAAACTCCCTAACTGGGATCCCTTTGCAACCCCTGTATTTCCAACCAATACAAAACCCTCTATTGCATCTGCTGCTGCAAAGGTACCCCTTCCTGCACCAGCATCTCCTAATCTCTTTCCAGGAACAGACTTTAGTAGCCTCCGTACCCTACAAGGACTGAATGACTTCATTGCAGGGCGGTATTCTGGAAAGATGGGGGATGAAGCTCGACTCACGGTATCAGCTGGACGGACGATTGGCTCCTATATGACTGACTTTAAAGACTATACATTCTCACAATACGAGTGTATGCATTCCGAGGGATCAAACTCAGATTGTCTAATCCACAGCTTCTTAACGGCCACCTGTCCAGCGTTTCGCAGACTCACGAGCAGAAAAACGGGCGGAGGCACGGATAAAAACGACTTTGCAACATGGTTTCGCCATTATGTATATCCTTCTCTTCCTAATGTGCAAGCAAAGTTAGCAGATACATCACCTGATCCGCTAAGAGATTCAAAAGGTAAGATAATTAAACAACGGACTGTTGGTGAAGTGGCCCGCCACCGTATTTTCACACCCTCTATATTTTTAGCAGACCAAGATGTGGGTCTCCTATGCAATGCATATGGCGTCAATATACTGAGTTTTGAAGGGCAAGAGGGGTTGCAGACTATGCGTATTAATGGATCCGACATACGAGACCCGAGTAGGCCCGTCTATATGATCAGTAACTCAGTAGGGGTCCACTTTGAAGCGGTTCGCACACCTGAAGGGTCCTATACGATCCCCGCTCGTATTGCACTTACTATCAATCTCATCGTTCAGGGGAAAATGATAAATGATTCTTTTGAATTAATGCGCGATACAGCATCAATCCGCGAAGGTGTGCGGCATTATGGTATAGAACTTCCTATTGGTGGGAATACGCAATCTTTAAAGGGGGCCATTGCCGCTCAGATTCAGCGCGCAAAGGAGTCTATGCGCATACCTCGTGCTGCCCCGCTCACCGCAGCGAATGCGGCTAAGAATACTCGTGAGGAGTATATTCAAAAACGCCTGAAGAATCCAGAAAATGGTGAAATGTTCCTTGCTGCAGGAGTACCCGAAGAGGATCTCAAACGGGATTTTGGCGAGGCCTGGAATGCCGCACGAGCCGCGCAGTTTGCTGGAAAGGGAGGTAGCCGACGGGTCCGCAAGCGCAGCCTAAGGGCCAAACGCAGACACACCTCTAAAGGACATGGCAAGCGTAAACATTAGCGGTAATGCACAGCCGAGACAAACCTGGAAAGGTGCGCTTCTTGTAAGCGGCGAACCTGGCACAGGAAAAACGCGCTGGATTCGCGAAGAGGCCATGACGGCAAAGGCAAAACTCTTTCGCTGGAACGCCCGTACAGATCGCAGCTTGCGAGAAGGCCGCGAAGTGCTGCACCAACAGGTCCGCTCCAAGGAGCGCATGTTCGTCTGGATAGAGGGTGCCGATGATCTTACACAGGAGGCACAGGCATTCCTCCGCCGAATCCTGGAAACGGCGGCGGCGAATGTCACCTGTATCCTGGAAGTGCGCGAACTCTGGAAACTATCACCCCCTATCCTATCACGGTGTAATGTCGTATCGATGCGTTCTGAAACATCGTATAGACGTAGTCATAATCTTGCTGTTGCAAACTCTCTGGGTATTCCCACAGATACTGGAGCAACAGCACTCCCGGCCTGGACTGATATTCCTCTTCTACGCAAGGAGGGGCGAGATCCCTATGTAATCCTGGATAGGCTGATTGAAACCTATGGCCCGCACAACCGTGCTATTCAGGAATGTATGCGCGCGATTGGAGCTGGTATGTCCCCCTGGATACAGATTAGCCAGTTTCTTCTTCGAACGCCTGCGGCTGTTTAGAGTTCAAACGTTCTATCTACCACAAAGAATCGGCAAGGCAAATGGACATGGGTGGTAGCGAAGGAGTTAGCGTCTACGCCGAAGCAAAAGGCGAGTATACGAAGCAACTTTGCCAATATATGGTACCTGCCCTTCAGAGCTATTTCTTAGAGTTGCTTGAAGAGGCGAAACTGAAGGAGGCGGATTCCCGCAGGCTTCTCCTCTCTTTTCAGACTCTTCTGGAGGGTATTGCCGATTGGAATATTGATAAAGTGCAGCGTGAAACCTCTGGTCTTGCAGGCAGTACGCACTGTGATTACCTGGAGGAGCTCATCACGGCTGTGTTCATTGCCCATACGAAGGTGTTGTCGGCGATTCGCCTCACGACGAAGCAGAAGAAGCTCCAGATCACGATTCCGAAGCTGGACCACTTTCTCCACAGGACGCTGACAGAATGTGCGCGCCTCCTTTGGAGTAATACGTATCTGTTTTCCACATCGGGACCGGCAATTGAGCGCCAGAAGAATCTGCGACAGATTGAAACTCTGCTGACGGATGGTGTTCTGCAGTCTATCCGCAGTATGCTCCCTGTAAAGAATATTCTGCGCGAATACTTGAAAGAGGATAGTAGCGACGACGAGGATGAGCGTGAGTCCTCCGCTGTGGCGGTCCCTGGACCCTCCGTACCGGCAGAATCCTCCGCGCCGGCGGAGCTTACGACAATCCCTCCTGCAACCCCCCCTCCTTCCCCCGCGGAAGTGATTGGCGCCGCCACCGCGCGCATATCTGATCTTTCTGGGGTGGTGATATCCTCTGCAGATACCCCCGCAATAGTGCCCCCCGTCTTTACAGGTATGGATACTATGTTTGAAACGAATGAGGGTGGGGATGAAAGTGAGAGTGAAGATGGGGATGATGAGGCGGACGGTGCGGATGAGGAAGGAGGCGCCGAAGTTGATGGAGGATTTGGAGCTGTAGAGGCAGATGATAATGATATCCAAATCTTGGATGAGCCTCCGGTACCTTTAGAGGAGTTTGAAGACCTGGAGCGTAACAGCGCCCCACCTGCCCCCGCTGTCGCATCAGAAGAGTTCCTCCCTATGGAGTTTGAAACCCTTGAATAAGGCAGCCGGCTCGCGCGTAGCATAGCATGCCTTTTTTTCCTGGTCCGCGGCCAGAATGTCAAACACAACGGCCCCCCTTGTAACGGGCATGGCACTCGGCGGTGTAGTCATTGCAGCCCTCGGCGCAGGGAGCACAATGTATGTCGAGGAAAAGAAGCCATCTGCAAAGAGCCTGTCGCGCGATTTCATTATCGGCGCTGTAATGGTGGCAATGATCATGCAGCTTCTTCCTGAATCCACAACAAGTGTGATCCAGTATATTCTCGCCCTAGCCCCCCTCTCTCTCTTCAAGTCCGCCCCCGCGGCCATTGCAGAATCTGCAGAGGCGGCGTTTGGGGCGGTAGGGGCTGCCACGGATGATGTGGAAGTCAAGGTCGGTGTTCCCAAGTTCTAGTTCTGCTGATAAATATACACTTCTGCTGCACCCCCTTTGAAGCGGCGATTTACAAAGGTCGGGTCGCTCGTATTTGGATGGTCAATGGCTTCAAACCCTTGACTCTGCATATAGTTCTCCATAGCCTCGCGCGTATTTCCTCCGCAGCCGGCGTAGGCAGTGGACTCTGGCTCTGCCGTTACGTAGATCACGCGCTCCGCGAGCCAAGGCCCCGCAGATTTCAGAACCTCCAGGTCCGCCCCCTGCACATCCACTTTCAAGTAGTCTACCACGGGAAAACGGTCCCAGGGAAAGGCTTCAAAGAACTGGCGCAGCGGCACTGCGAGGACCGTTCGCACCTCCTTTATAGGTCCGAGGGTAGGATCCACTGGTCTGAATAGGGAGGAGGTTCCTCCGTCCAGTGCCATGGAATAGAAGGGGCGCTCCTCGGGCCCGCCAACGTCCGCCAGTGCTAGAGGCAAAATACACAGATCATTTCCATTCGCCAGCAGTGTATCCGCGGCGCCCCCCTTGCGCATTCGCTCCACACAACTCGCCACACTATCCGGATTTGGATCAAACATGAAGACAAATAAGTCTTTTTCATGCTTGAGCCAGTGTATGGACTGCACATTGTGCAGTCCGAGGCCAACGTCAATCTTCACATGGCTGCAGTTCGCGCGGATAGGAATCGTCTGCCCTAGAAACTGCATGGGGTAGTAAAAAGAGAATCTGGGTGGATTCTCTTCTAGTTTTTAACCCCGCGGCTCGCGCCGCCCTAGGCGAAGAGATGCCAAATCTTCTGGCCCACGGGCACCTCCTTTTCAGCCACGTGGAACCGGTCAAACGCCGGTTTGGAGAACTGCTGTGCCGGTACGGCAGTGTGCACCTTTGCCGCAATGTGTTTGTAGAGGCCAAAATCGGGAAATTTCTCTTCACCGTCCGCCTCAATCAAGATATTTTCTCCGTCGTCGTCCACCATCCAGCTCCAGAGGACATTGTACAGGGGAGACTCCGTTTCGCGCACCTCCATCCCCTCTTCCGAACTGAGGATAGCGCCCCCCTCCTTTTCCTTGGGAGCTTCTGGAAAGAGGCCTTCAAAGAGGCTCACAGCAAGCCGGCTGAGATCAAAGGAGGGATTTGGTTGCACGACCTCTCCAGGGGCGGGGCGAGGATGAAGAGGTTTGAAACAGTATTGTCCCTCGGCGTCATTCCCGTTACAGAAATCGTCTGAGATGAACTGCTTGCCGTTGATGGAAAATATACTGCGACCGAAATCAATCAGGCGAAAGAGTTTACCAAAGGTCGGCACACGGAACAGGCCGCCAGCGCGGCTGCGATACCAGAGATATTCCTCCGTCGTCTCCGTCCAGACAATATTGTTGGTATGAAGATCATTGTGTGTAAATCCAAGTAAGCTCTGTGCACAGGAGAGCGCAGCAATCACTTGAAAGAGCCAGGCTGACCAGCGCTCCTCCCAGGCCGGTGTGCCCACGGTTGCACCCACCAGCTCATCATCGTCCATGAGCGCGTCCATCGTGCCTCGGTTGTCCTCGCTTGCAATGAGCATAACAGGAAAGTTGCGCAGTACGGAATAAATGCGATAGTCCTCGTCATCCTCTTCCTCGCTGTCCTCATCCTCATCCTCATCATCGCTGCCATCATCCTCCTCGTCACTCTCCTCTTCAGATTCAAAGGAGATGCTGGACATATTATCGGAATGAATGGAGCCAATCTCTACACCGGTGTTTCCACCCTCTACAAGAATCTCCTCTTCAGAATCACTCCCATCGCTCTCCTCATCGCCCATTATAGAGGGCTCGCGCAGCATTTCATTCACAATATCATCAATAACAGGCTTCGTCGGATCTGCCTGGTCAATCACACAGAGCGAATAGAGCCCCTTTTTCTGCCCATTCCAGAACCAGCGAGTGTTCCTAAAACTCTGGTATTCGTCGGTCAAGTTGTACCTGTATGTCTCTGCACGGGCGCAGAATGCCCCGTAGAACTCGTTAAAATGGGGGCTCACCCCCTCTTCACGCAGTCGGCCTAGGGCATAGGATGCCATTGCCTCCACATAGGCCTGATTATCTGGATTCTGAAGCTTATTCATCGCCGTGAACCATGTACGGGTATGCCAAGGAAGGCCTGTGTTCTGCGGAAGGCTATAGCGTCCCTTCATCCAACGAATCGGATCCAGAAGATGGGTGACCTTGAGAAAGGCTCCGCGTGTACCTATATCCTCTGCTCCCCCCTCGCTATTTGCCACAACCTGTAGTTTGCAGGGGCCCGATGTGCCAGAAATATCTACCCCCACGATTCGCCATTTGTTATCAAACCACACCTGGTGAGAATTGTGTTTTGAGACCCGATAAATGCGTGAAAGGGTGGGGAAGAAAGTCTGAAGATCTGTGAATCCCCTTACATGACGGAGCTCTTCTGCCATTGGTGCTACCCGGAAACGAGGTGCAGGTAATGGTGACCCCCGGAGTAACCCTTCCATTCTTTCCGGTGTAGAGAGGCTTTCAACTGCAACTATGCCGCGGTTGACCGCCCCCACCGCGACCATTGGAGCCCTGAAAAAAGTTGTGCCCTATGCAGACAAACATGGCCGGTGCAGCTGTGAACATATCAATGAAGAAGTTTGACATGCGCAAGATTCCCCAGGATGCGGTCGTGGTGTTTATCGGCCGCCGCCGTACAGGTAAATCTACCCTCGTGCGCGATCTCCTTTTCCAGCACCAGGATATGCCCCTCGGCACTGTAATCAGTGGTACGGAAGAATCCAACTCCTTCTACGGTAAAATGATTCCCCCCCTTTTCATTCACGGCGAATACAACCCTGTCATCCTTGCCAACTTCGTAAAGCGTCAAAAGATGGTCATTTCGCGTATTCAGAGGGAACAGGCTGGCGGAGGCAAATCGCGCCTTGATCCTCGTTCGTTTATGATTCTGGATGATTGTATGTATGATGACAGTTGGACACGTGATAAGAATATTCTGTATCTTTTCTTGAACGGCCGTCACTTGAAAGTGTTCTTTCTCATCACGATGCAATATCCTCTCGGTATCCAGCCGGCCCTTCGTACAAACGTAGATTACACCTTTATCCTTCGCGAGCCCTTCGCCAGCAATCGCAAACGTATCTACGAAAACTACGCCTCTGCATTCCCCTCCTTTGAATTTTTCTGCCAGATTATGGACCAATGCACACAGAACTACGAATGTATCGTGATTGATAACACGAGCCAGTCTGGAAAGTTGGAGGATTGTGTGTTCTGGTATCGGGCGGATATTCATCCCGATTTCCGTATTGGGGCTCCCGAATTCTGGCAGCATTCTGCCAACTACTATCGCGATAAGGAGGAAGAAGAGGCGAATCAATACGATCCTAATGGGGCGAGAAAACTCAAGGGTCCGTCTATTAATGTGCAAAAGAAGAGTAACTAAGAGAAGAGATGAGCTTCGACCTCACCGCCGTCTTTGTGATTGCTTTATTGGCGCTTGGCCTCTTGATCGCAGATCGTTATATCCGTATCAACCGTGTCCTTGAACTGGAGGGATTTCTCTCTGGTTCGGCGGAGGGCCCACAGCGCTGTGGCGTTGATCTGGCCCCCTGCCCCCATCCGAAAAAATGTATGAACTCCTTCTGCGCCGGCACTGATTCTCCACAAATGCACGATAGGAATCCTCTCCCGGTGGTTCCCTGAGATGCCGCTTCAGAAGAATAGCAGGCCCAACTAGAAATATGAAGGTTCGCGGAGGATATGGTCTTGTAGGCCTCTTTACCGTACTGATTGCTGCCCTGGCATTCCTGCCGGCCATTCGTCGCATGTTTGCGCGTTCTTTTCCCGAGGGATTCCGCAATGTAGACTGCAAGGGCGTGACCTGTGGAGAGGGTGAGTTCTGCCAGGATAATGTCTGCCAACCCGTGTACCCCCGTATCACGAACAACTACTTCCCTGAAAAGGAGGGGTTCAGGGCGTCATCTAAAGATCGTCGTGCCCCCTCTGTATAACAACATAGTATGTGATTTTACAAATCAACGGCTATGATGCTTATTCCACGAGCTGCTTACCTTCAAGTACTGGACGGTTCATCCTTCTTGGCTTCTTCGGCCGCGCGCTCCAGCTTACGGGCAATCGCAAGGTCGGCAGGGCCCGCGGAACCGAACATCTCTGCAAAGTTCTGGGTAGGTGCACCGGCCCCGCCCGCACCATCCACAGGCGCAGGCTCAGCGCCCTCTTCGCGAGTGATCACAACACCAGGCTCAGTGGCCTTCTTGCCCTGCTTGGCAAGGCGGGCACGATTCTCCCGATTAAACTGTTCCTTCAGCTCCTCGTTCTCCTTGTACTTCTTCATGAGGGTGTTCAGTTGCTCCTCGGCATACTCCTGTTCAGCCACATCGCTGGGCTCAGGGTCCCAAGGGAGCCACTTACCGATCTCCCCTACAAAGATATTGTGCAGGGGGTCCAGGCGCTGCAGACGCTTGGAACGGGCTACGGCCTCATCCTGAGAACCATACACCCCGCGCACCTTGAGGCCGCGCACAGTGGTGCGGAACTCGTTCTTCACATAGAAATCATCTTCAAGCTTGACCTTGTTCGCGTAAATGAAGTCATCATATGCCTCGCGGAGTTTGGACTCACGCAGATCGCGTTCATTCTTCTTGACAAAGCCATGGAACTCATCCATCAGAGTGTCGACACGCAGTTTAGAAGCAAGGCACACTTCGGCACTACCGCTCATATCCTTCGCAAAGAAGGCATTGGCCTCCTTATCCAGCTTGGAGTTGATGTCGCCGACGGTTTTTACAAGAAAGGCCTCCAGATTCTTCGTCCGGCTCACGAACTCGTAGGAATCCAGGAACTTCTCAAACATGAAAATGTTCTTGCTGGCGAGAACCTTCTCCGGGCTTAGGAAGCTCAGGAGGCAGAAACGCTGCCCAGGGATGGGTGCATCCTCCTCCAGAAAATCCTCACGATCGGTTGTAGTTGCTTTGGACATTGTAGCTTCTATCAAAGGGAGGCACCCCCTTTTTAGGTGGAAAGACGCAGCAACCGGCGGAGCGGAAAAATCTCGGGAAAAGATATAGAGCAAATGGACGCCACTTCCGAAATCATCAACCGTGCAATCAAGTACCTCGTTGAGGGCCTCTTCGTGGCCGTTGCAGCCATCTTTGTGCCTCGTCACCGCCTGCCTTGGGATGAGATCCTCACCCTCGGTGTCGTGGCCGCCGCCGTCTTCGCTATCCTCGATGTTGTGTCCCCCAGCATCGGTGCCACTGCTCGCCAGGGTGCCGGCTTCGGTATTGGCGCCAACCTCGTTGGGTTCCCTGGTGCACGCCTCTAAACGGGCACCCGTCTCAGCAGCTGAATAGGCGATGTTAACACTATACAATTGAATCCCATCCACGATGCGATTCTATCGTATAAACACTATTTACCACACCTCGTTAAGAAAACGGATGTCAATCCTATTCTCGTTTCGACGATTGATTCTAACCACTGCCATAGTTCTCATACCCTCGTTCGCCCAAGATGCTATCCCTCCCACGCAACGTGAACTGCAGATTAATTACGAAGTCTACTGCCGCCGTCTGGAACAAGATATGCTTCAGACCCACTGCCTCGACAGAACCTGCCGTATGCTCCGCGAGCCCTCTCTAGCAGAGGAAACTAGGCGTACCCTCTGTGGAGGCTGTCGTCGTCTCGTCACTACGGATACGCAGAATACACTTTATAGGGAATTATGTGGTGGACCTTCGGGCCCGTATTGCGGCGACGGCGCATGTGATACTGGAGAGGACTGTACCTCCTGTCCCGGAGATTGTGGCAGCTGTCCTCCCCCTGCTACCTATTGCGGCGACGGCTCCTGTAACGGCGGCGAATCATGCTCCTCCTGCGCGGCAGATTGTGGCGCCTGTCCTCCGCCTCCCCCTACAACCTTCTGCGGCGATGGCGCCTGCAATGGGGGCGAAGATTGTAAGACATGTCCACAAGACTGCCCTGGGACCTATACATGCAACTATTGCCCCCCTGCAACCTGGCAGACCTCATCCTGGATGGAGTGTGGAGCCACATGTGGAAATCTAGGGACATGGGTTCCAGAGTTTAGCAATTCATGTTGTTGTGCGGATCAGGACTTTGCAATGCCGCCTACCCGATACAGTGGCCTTTATTACGATACTTGCACATGCACATCTGTTGGAACCTACTGTGGTGACGGCGCGTGCAACGGTGGTGAAACCTGCGGGACATGTCCAGGAGATTGCGGAGCTTGTCCATCGCAGTCAAATACACCTACGCAGACTGGTACGGGCACTCCCTCCAACACTCCTACCCAGACGAGCACGCAAACTCCAACGCAAACAGGGACTGGTACTCCCTCCAACACTCCTACTCAGACTCCTACACAAACAGGGACTGGTACTCCCTCCAATACTCCCACCCAGACACCTACACAAACAGGAACTGGCACTCCCTCCAACACACCTACCCAGACGAGCACGCAAACTCCAACGCAAACAGGCACCCCCTCCAATACTCCTAGCCAGACTCCCACGCAAACTCCAACAACCACACCTACACTCACTGCCACACAAACTCCCACGCCCACAACAACCCCCACAATGAGTGCGACGTCTACTGCCACAGCCACAGCCACCGCAACGGCCACCGCGAGTTCCTCCGCACCTGCAACCGCCACCCCAGCGTCCACTGCAACTGCCACACAGAGCGCACCCCCTACAGCATCTTCTTCTTTTAGCGCTGCCCCTACATCAACCCCTTCGCAAACAGGGTCAGGAAGCCCTTCCTCCCCTGCTACTCCTTCCACCAAGGCATCAGTATCCCCTACGACAAGCCCATCCTCCGTTGCAAGCTATACCTCCACAGAATCGTCCTCTCAGAGTGCCACACAAAGTGGTGCCCCATCCCAAACAGCCCCTCCTACCCACACCTCTAAAGCATCCTATACACCAAGTCCATCCCCATCAAGCACCGCGCAGGCCACCTATTCACCCTCAGCGACCCTGTCCATAACCCCCTCTACAAGTCAGACATCCTCCGCAAGGAGTTCTATTTCCCCCAGCTCTTCTACATCCCCTTCCCCTACCGAATCAGCTAGCCCCTCTTCAAGCTCAAAAGGGAGTGGGTCATCATCGTCTAGTCCTAGCCTCTCCGCTTCCGCCTCCTCCTCTTCATCTGGCATTGCAAGTGGCTCTCCATCCTCTACAGCCATCCTATCGTCATCATCCTCCACCTCGCCGAGCTCCACCTCTTCAGCTCTACCAAGCCGATCTCCCACCCCATCTTCCAGTGTAAGCCCCTCAGCAATCCCATCTCCATCTACGAGTACATCGGCAAGCGTCACCTCATCCACATCTCCTACCCATAGCCAAACGAACTCTGCAACCCTTTCACCCAGCGCATCAAGCTCCTCCTCCGCCTCTGCATCCCCTAGCCTCTCGGTATCATCTACGCCCTCTTCTAGCGGTTCGGCATCGCCCCCTGCCTCCAGATCAGGCTCGGCCTCCCCCTCTTCCTCCCTCTCCCCCTCCTCGTCAGGCTCGGCCTCCCCCTCAGCCAGTGCGACGGCCACTGCAACCAGTACAGCAACTGACCTCCGCCCTGTTCTCGCAGCAGCAGCTGCAGCAGCGGCAGCAGATGCAGAACAAACCCGTACCTCTATCACAGTTGGTTCCTCCGTTCTAGGGGCCGTGATCGGTGCTGCGCTTCTATGGGCCGCTGCTGCAGTCACCTACAAGATTCTGAAGAGGAAGAGAGTAGAACGACAGGGACAGGAACGACAGGGAAAGGAGCAACAGGGACAAAAGCAGCAGGGACGGGGGGTACTACCCACTCTTCCTTCTACTCAACCTCCCCCACCCTATTTAGAGTATAGCTCTCCTGCACTAGAGGCAAAAAAACAGATAACGAATCGTGCCCTCTTAGTTGCATCTGCTCCTCCTTCGCAGGAAACTCGCGCAACCTTTGGACCTACTATTGCTTCCCATAAACTCCGTTTCTCCACGGGGATACCGAATCCTATTCTTCAGCATGCACGCGCTGCTCCTGAACTTGCTGCATCCTTACAAGTGTATCGCCAACGACGCCCTGCAAAAGAATAAGCGTCTTGCAAAGCCTCCTCATACACTCTTAATATATTCCCATTTCAGCTCCTCGCAAATCTTCTGCCAGATCTTATCTTGCACATAGAGCTTGTCGCGATTCTTCAGCAGCGGAAAAGAGGGGAGGTATTCATCCAGCTCCAGCAGCTCACAGAACTTGTAGAGCACATAGGAATACGAGAGGAAATTGCTCCGGTCCTTGGGACAGTGCTTCTGGAACGCCGGCTGGATTTCCTTGAACATGTAGCGCAGCTTCTCCTCCACCTCGCGGCTCATGACAGGTGCGTTCTGCCCGTTCAGACGATTAATGATGTGCGGCACGTGCTCATAGTATTTGTTATATTTCAGCTTTTTGAGAATCTCCCGCGCCTTTGCCCTGGAAAGGGTGCGGTAGTCATTGATCCGCTCCTTTTTCAGTTCGGCAATAATCGCATCATATACCTCCTGAGGAATCTCCGTGGACTCCTTTGCCTGGAACTGGGCGAGCCACTCGTTAAAATGGTTAATCCGCTTATACGCGTAATAGCTGACCTCCCGTGGAGGATCCTTGTAGCTCGGCTTGTCTGAGTCCACCAGCACAAACTCCTGGTGTCCACACTCTGTACAGGTGAAGTTGGCCTCATTCGCAGAGAATATCATTTCAGTGTCGCAACAGGGACACAGGCCGAAGGGGTCGTGCTCAATCTCGTTCGTCCCGCGGGCATGTTCAGGGTGCACTTTTACGAGGTATTGTTCCAGAAGTTTATCACGGCGGAGCATTTCTCCTGAAGAGACTTTCACACCAGGCGTGATGGGGCTCGTGGGACCCTCGTCGCCCTGTGAAGCTGCGGCACTGGAAAGGGCGGCGAGAACGGACCCAGGCTTCCCTATGGCGCGCTTTGCTGCCGGTTCCACACCCTTTTGAATCTTCTCCTGGATCTCGTAATAATTATACAAGATTTCGCCAGTCTCCAGGAAATAATCCATGATTTCATTCTGATTCTGCACTCGCTCCATCTCCCTTTCCAGTTCCCGCTTCTTCTTTTGAAGCTGCTCATACTGGATTTCATCAAGTGTTTCGCGTAACTGCCGCGTAATTCCCTCTATACTTTCCATGATTGTATGCACTTCCTCTTCCTTCTCAAGCATCTTCTGGATCTTCGTCTGGTGAAGGCTATCTAGTGTTGTTCTGGCCTCTGGATTGCTTCGTTTGGTTGGCCGGATCTTGAAAAAGGGATCAACAGAAGACATTAGAGCCCCGTATTTTTAGAGTAGATTCCGCAGGAAGGTTTAGGCGGCGTGGTGGGCCGATCAGCGGTCGGCGCGCAATTGTGAAAACAGAGGTCCCCGGCACGACACGTCTCTGCTATGCAAAATGGCCCTAAAAGGGGAAATCTCCCCGGCTGGGAGCCGCCTAAACAGCCTGCTTCCAAGAATATTTTCTGGAGGGGAGGTATATAACAAATGACCGGTGGTGGCTTGATGCAGCTCGTAGCTTACGGCGCCCAGGATGTTTACCTGACGGGTAACCCCCAGATCACCTTCTTCAAGGTGGTCTACCGTCGCCACACAAACTTCGCCATGGAGTCCATTGAGAACCCCTTCAACGGTTCCCCTGGCTTCGGCAAGCGCGTGACCTGCACGATCCAGCGTAACGGTGATCTGATCCACCGCATGTATCTCCAGGCCACCCTGCCCCAGGTGACCCTCCAGTCCAGCGACGGCTCTGGTGCCCAGTTCCGCTGGCTCAACTGGGTCGGCCACAACCTCATCAAGAGTGTTGAGATCGAAATCGGTGGCCAGCGCATCGACAAGCACTATGGCAACTGGCTCCACATCTGGAATGAGCTCACCCAGGAGCCTGGTAAGCAGGCCGGTTACGCCAAGATGGTGGGTAACGTGCCCGTGCTGACCAACCTCATCGTGCAGGGTGGTGAGCCTTGCGACGATGACTGCGCCGGCGGCGAGCCCAACAGCTCCAACGAGGCCCAGAACTGCGCCCCTGCGTACACCCTGTACATCCCTCTCCAGTTCTGGTTCTGCCGCAACCCTGGTCTGGCCCTCCCCCTGATCGCCCTCCAGTACCACGAGGTGCGCATCAACCTGGAGTTCAACGACCTCCGCAACCTGTGCTTTGACATCTCCCCCCAGGTGACCTCCAACTACCACACCATCCGTGACCGCGTGGCCGCCGCCAACCTCCAGGCCGCCTCCCTCTACGTGGACTACATCTACCTGGACACGGATGAGCGCCGCAAGTTCGCCCAGGTCTCCCACGAGTACCTGATCGAGACCCTCCAGTTCACTGGTGCGGAATCCATCACCAGCTCCGCCAACAAGCTGAAGCTCAACTTCAACCACCCTTGTAAGGAGCTCATCTGGGTTGTCCAGCGCGACAGCTACGTATCTTGCGATGACTCCATCGTGAACCCCTGGAAGGGACAGCAGCCCTTCAACTTCTCCGACTGGTGGGACCGCAGCGTGCTGGAGTCTGGTTACTCCGTGACCCGCGTAGAG